GGCAAACGCTTTCAAAAGCTCTTCCGTGGTTAAAAGATTAAACCAAAAAGACTACGCAGGCGCGGCTGAAGCCATTCTTATGTGGAATAGACCCATTGTTTTAATGCCACGTAGGGAGGCTGAAAAAAGGTTATTTTTAACGCCATTTAAGGGCGAAAATACCTAGTTTTTTGCATTAGTAGATATAAGGACTGATCATCCTATTCACAATATTAACCTCGAGGATATAAAATGGACGGATTTAAAACACTACCTAAAATGGCGCACTTCAAAGAAGGCGGTCATGCTAAAAAAGAAATGTGTGGCGGTGGAAGTGCTTATAGAAAAGGTGGCTCTGTAGAAAAAGAAGATGAAGCACAAGACAAAGCCATGATCAAAAAGGCGTTTAAACAGCATGACGAAGCCGAACATGATAAAGAGCCTACAGAGATTAAACTAAAGTCTGGCGGGCGTTCTAAAAAAGAAAAGGGCACGGTAAGAAAGTTTAAGGATGGCAGCGCTGTCTATGGTGCCAAAAAAGACGCTACAGACAAAAAAGAAATTGCTGAAGTTAAAATAGAAAAACCAAAGATGTTAAAGTCTGGTGGCAGAACCGGCGTTAGCGACGTAGAAAAAGAAAAGTTTAAGCCAGCTGGTGACAAGGTTGCAACAATTAAGGTTAAACCAACGGGCGACAAGAAGGCTGATGCACCATCTAAAGGTTCTGCTAAACCAGCGTTTGGTGGTAGCGACGTAGAAAAAGAAAAGTCTAAGCCATCTGGTGATAAGGTTAATATGATTAAGGTCAAACCAACCGGTGACAAGAAGGCGGACGCACCCAATAAAGCTACCATTAAACCAAGTCGCCTAAGCGACAAAGATGCCATTGACGATATTGATGGATATAAGACTGGTGGTAAAATAAAAAAGATGCAAGCCGGTAGTTTGGTTGGCAAACTATCGGATTACGTTATGGGTTCATCAGCACAAAATGCTAAAGCAGCAAAAGAAAATGCTGAGTATTTAAAAGCTAAAAGAATGCAACAAATGGCTGGTAAACAAATGAGTCCTGGTGAAAATATGGCTATGGGATTAGCTGGAATGGGGCAAGATAGCGCACCACAACCAGCTCCAACTCAACCAGCAGCGCCAACACCACAACCAACTGCACCGATGGGTGCAATGCCAGCACAAAAACGTGGTGGTCGTGCAGGTAAGAAGTAATGCCATACAAATCAAAAGACCAGCAAGCCGCGATGTATGCCGCGGCTTCTGGTAAAAGCACATTAGGCATACCTAAAAAGGTTGGTAAAGAATTTGTAAAAGCTGGACCTGCATCTAATAAATTACCTCAAAAAGTAACTAAACGAGCTTCTGGCCGAGGAAGATAATATGGCTTATAGTAATACAACTGGTCAAACAACAATTAATGTTGACCAGTTAATTTCATTTGCTTATCGTGATGCTGGTAAAACAGCAGAAGAAATGACGCCTGAATATATTGAAGCGGCTAAACAGGCGTTGTTTTATAATTTGCAAAATTTATCCAACCTTGGTGTTAATTTATGGTTACTAGAGAACCAACTTTATGGTGCTCTTACACAGCAACAACAATTAATACTACCAAAGACTATTATCGATGTTCGTGAGGCTAACTGGGTTTATGTTCAAAACATCCAAGCATCTACCTATTTACCAACAGATAACTCAACATCACCAAACGCATTCAATCAAAACTCCACATTAACATCCCTTGCAACCTCAACAGTTTCAGAAAACTGGTTAGGGCTTGGTTATCAGCAAGCACAGAGCGTTTACTACGTTGGTTGGAACTGCTACGCACCAAACAACACAACACAAACTTATAACCTTGTGTATGAGTATAGTGATGATGGAATTAACTGGATTACAAAACAGACATTTCCATCCATCACCATGACGGATAAACAGTGGCAGTATTACAATATTTCAATTACAGAGCCACATTTGTTCTATCGTCTGCGTGAGACTGTTGCAACAACATTCTCTGTACGTCAAATTGTATTCTCAACAAGTCAACAAGTTATTCCACTAGCACGACTTAATCGTGATGATTATTGGAACCTACCAAACAAACAATTCCCATCTGTTCGTTCATTGCAGTATTGGTTTGACCGTACAATTGAGCCATCTATGTATCTATGGCCCGTGCCTAACAACCCATATCAAATGTTTCAGTTGATTGTCGAAAAACAAATGATGGACGTTGGATCATTAACTAATCAAATATATGTACCAGACAGATGGATTAATTGTATACAAAAACAATTATCACACTCCATGTCATTACAACTGCCAGGTGTGGATATGACACGAATCACATATTTAGAAGCACAGGCAGAGAAAGCGTTCTTACAGGCTAGTGAAGAGGACAGAGATCGTAGCCCCATATACTTGCAACCTAATATAAGTTATTATTCCCGCTGATATGATTTGCACTTACGCTCACTACAAACCAGACAATACCATATTTTATATTGGTATAGGTAATGCTAGGCGCCCGTATGATTTTTACAAAAGAAGTAATTACTGGAAAAATGTTGTTGCTAAATATGGAAAACCAAAGGTGCAAATATTAGCTGAATGGGGCACTGCGGAAGAAGCAAAACAACATGAAATTGTTTTAATTGATTGTTTTAAAAGTATGGGTTATCAATTAGTAAATTTAACAAACGGTGGCGATGGGTGTAACGGATATAAACACACAGAAGAACATAAACAAAAAATGTCTGACCGTTTTAAAGGCAATAAAAATCCTATGTATGGTCGACATGGAGATAAAAATCCAAATTATGGTAATGGTGCAAAAATTGCAAAAAACAAACACCCACTAGCAATAAAAGTTAAATACAATAATAAAACTTTTGACTGTATAAAAGATTTAGCAAGTTACTTAAATGAGCCTTATAAAAAAATACAAAAACGAGTTAAATATAATGCTGCTAAATATGGATATGAGGTTTTAAAATGAGCGTAATAATGAACTACAATTCGCTTGTAGCGAATATTATTGACTATATGGAGCGTGATGACGATGGCTTTATTGCTCAAATCCCAAACCTTATAGCACTTACTGAGTCTTCTATTGCGGCTGAGTTAAAGACTTACATGCAGTTGATTGTTGTGGAAACTAATTTGGCTACTAACCAAACTGTGTTAAATAAACCATCACGTTGGCGTAAAACAGTTTCAATGAAGGTAAATGGTCAGCCAGTTAAACTTCGCAGTCAAGACTATGTGTCAATGTATCTTTCTGAATCTTCTGGTGGTCAGCCTTTGTATTATGCTGACTATGATTATAGTAATTGGAATTTTGCCCCAGCACCAAACAAATCCTATCCAGTGGAAATTATTTACTACGCTGAAATACAACCATTAGATGCCACTAATCAGCAGAATTTATGGACACAGATTGCACCACAGGCTATGTTATATGGTGCTTTATTACAAGCACAAGGTTATTTAAAAGCATTAGATAAACTTCCTGTATGGAAACAATATTACACAGATGCAATAACCTCACTAAAGAAAGAAGACGATTCACGTCGTATAGATCGCAATACTACGATTCAGGAACCTTAATATATGACTACTCCAGTATTTACCTCCCCTTTTACAGGCACAATTGTTACACCAACGGATGTGTCATATTCAGCACTCACGTTTGGATCTAATACACCTTTATTTTGGCCAGCAATTGTTAACCAAGGAACCGGTCAGGTTCCAGCAACACGTATCATTGACTGTACAGCGACAACAACGGGGCTTGCTATTAGTCTTCCAGAGGCAGACCAGGGCACTGTAGGTGCTGATATTTTATTTCGCAACCTTGGTTCTAACTCGTTTGTTATCAAAGATTTTTCTGGTGGTAACTCTGTAACTGTTGCCGCTGGTGTATCTAAATACTTTTATTTACAAGACAATTCAACAGCTGCAGGTACGTGGGGTAACGTAACATTTGGCACAGGAACATCCTCTGCTGATGCAGCAACATTGGCTGGTGCTGGCTTGACAACAGTTAATGGTCAACTAGCAACTACACAAAACATTATTGATGTTTCTGTAGCACCAACAATTACTAACTTAAGTCGTGCGGCAACATATAACTGGACTGGTGGCTTAGGCAATATATCCTTGCCAAGTATTACTTCACTTTCAACAGGCTGGTTTATTGCGTTTAGAAATAGTGGTTCCGGTTCTTTGATTTTTACGCCTGTATCACCACAAACAATTAATAACCAAACATCTATTACAACAAATCCAGGCGATTCTGGTTTTATATTTTATGATAATAGTTCTAGTCAATTTATTACGGTTGGTTGGGTTACACCTAACAACGTGGTATTTACATCAGCAACTTATGACGTAGACGCTATCTCCGGTGGTACATTAAACCTTGTTTCAAATGCACCAATCATTCAAACATATGTTTCACAATCAGGTACCCGCAACGCCACGTTGGCGGTAACATTACCAGCTATTACACAGTTGTATGTAATGGTAAATAACTGTACTAACATTAATGACTCTATTACTTTCCAAAATCAGGGTAGTAGCCAAACACCACTATCTTTAGGTATAGGACAAACATATACTTTATTAAGTGACGGAGCATTTTTATACGTTTTAAATTCATCTTCATCCTCTTATTTTAAAGCAATTAATGGTACAGCAACGTCACCGTCATATTCCTTTTTAAATGACGGCAATACTGGTATGTACCTAGTAGGATCCAGTATATTAGGATTAGCTGCAAACGGTACTGAAATTGTTGATATAAATGCTACTAATTTATCAACACCATTAGTAACTGTTAAGGCACAACTTAATGCAACATCAATTAGTGGTGGAACGTTCTAAATGGCGGCTGATAATCAGCAACAAGACAACGCACAGTATACTTCAATCTACAGCCTAGCAATACCGGCTGGGATTAAGCGTGATGGCACACAGTTTCAAAACGACCAATACACCGATGGCGTGTGGTGTAGGTTTCAACGTGGCGACCCTAAAAAGATGGGTGGCTACCGTACATTGTTTACTAGTAATACCGGCATATATAGGGGGATGATTTCTCAGCCGTATAATGGCGTTAACTATATTTTTGCTGGAAACTATAAAGAACTAGACGTATTTAACTGCGGTATTAACTACGGTGTTGGTAGTGGTCCGTTTGTTGTTAGTATTTTACCTGGCACGGTGCCATTTACTTTAGTATCAAAAACAAGTTCTAGTTTTACAATCGCTGGTAATGTAACTGCATTATTCCCAACTGGAACTAATGTTATATTTAGTCAAACATCTCCAGTTAACTTTGTTACCACAACAGCAACCTATACATCACCAAATACAACGGTTAACGTTACCGGAACAATTACTGGTAGCCCAACAACAGTATGGTTAAACAACTCTTCAGTATTTACTGCTGATCCAGCATTAGGCCCATATCGAGTTATGTGGCAGTTTGATGCACAGTTTAGCCCAGCTGGTGGGCAACTGCAGATGTTTGCACACCCTGGTTATAACCTTATTGATATCGATAATGGTGTTACATCACAAGTTTTAGTTGGTAACATTACCCCAACGGCGGGTAACACTTGGACATTTAGTGGATTGTCAGATAGTGCAGGTTCAAACCCAACATACCAGCCTGTTAGTGTTGATGGCGGTGTTTGTGTGTTGTATCCATTTATTTTTGTATACGGCTCACATGGTTATATAGCTAATAACAATGTTAGTAGCACTTATACACAGCAAAACTTTTATGACTGGAATGGCCCATTAGCAAACCAAGTTAACGTATCTGCCTCTAAGATTGTTAAGGGTATGCCAATGCGTGGTGGTACTAACTCACCAGCTGGCTTATTCTGGGCAACAGATTCTCTTATTCGTGTTTCATTTAACTCATCCGCCTCTAGTACAGCGACAGTGAGTCAGTTTTGGAACTACGATATTGTTTCAAGCCAAATCTCCATCATGTCATCAAATTCTGTGGTCGAGATGGACGGTGTATATTATTGGATGGGTGTTGACAGGTTCTATGCTTACAACGGCAGTGTTGTAGTAGTTCCAAATGATAAGAATATAAATTACCTATTTGATAATCTAAACTATACACAACGTCAAAAAGTCTGGGCTACGAAAGTGCCAAGATATAATGAGATTTGGTTCTTTTATCCAAGAGGTACAGCAACAGAATGTACCGATGCAATTATCTATAACGTTAAAGATAAAATTTGGTATGACGTGGGACAAGCTGTGGGGGCACAACGTTCTTGTGGTTACACTACAGAGTTGTTTCCAACGCCAATATGGGCTGATTGGAACTATACCCCGTCGTTTAGTAGACCCTATACTGTAATAAACCACCCAGCAAGTTTGCCCGCAGCATCTAACAACCAAATGTATATCTCTGGTGATGTTACGTCGGTATTTAGTCCTGGTAGTATATTAACATTTTCTTTATCAGCACAGTCTGGCCAAACTTTTCAAGTAACATCTTCTGTATATACTATTAATGCCACTATTGGTGCCCCTGGCGTGACACTTATATCTTTCACTGGGGCGACTTCTAATACTGTTGCTATAGGAACCTTGGTTTATCAACAAACCAGTGGATACACTATTTGGCAACATGAGTTTGGTCAAAACCAAGTTAACCTTAATACTGAACAAGCTGTGTATTCTAGTATCACAACCAGTGACATTAGTTGGTTAACTGGTAATCCTAGCCAAGATGGATTAATTGGTATTAACCGTCGTATGCACCTTCGTCGTGTTGAACCAAACTTCTTACAAACTGGCACCATGTCAATGACTGTTTTAGGTCGTAAGTTTGCTAATAGCACAACTGAAGAAGATTCTGGACCATATTATTTTGAACCCCATACAGATAAGATTGACTTGCGTATAGAACATCGCTTGGTACGTTTAAAGTTTGAATCTAATGTATTAAATGGCAACTTTGAAATGGGGCGTTTATTAATAACTGCTGAGTATGGAGATGAAAGACCTTGACAACTTATGTCAATAAAATTAACCAACAGTTCTTTCCATTTAACCCAGAACTATCAAGCTGGGAAGACTGGAATGGTAATTTTATTATTTATTATGGTCAGTTAAACATACCCTACCACCCAGAAGAAAATTGGAAAGATACAGCCACAGTAATTGCTAGTACATTTACGTTTTCTGCATTTCCAGTTCCCAACCCAGAAACATTTGAAAATTGGCAAGATTGGGCTAAAGAAGTAACATTAATTATTAATGGTAAAAGCCATTAATCTAGGGCGAAAACACCTTATTTTTTGCATTAGTAGATATAGAATAATTAACCTAAAACAAAATGAAAAAATTATCTCCACTTGAGCAATTAGCACAATCGGGTCGTAATGGTGACACGATGCTTGCTCATATTAATCCACAAGAAGCTGCTTTATTAAAAGCATTAGGTGGTAGTGGAACAATTAATCCAAAAACAGGACTTCCTGAATTTTTTGGGTTGGGTGATTTAAACCCGTTTCATTATGTTGATATAAGCAATATTCCCGTTATTGGACAAGCAAGCGATGCGGTAGGAAAATTAGGAAGTTTTGTTGATAACAGCATACCTGGGGGGTGGGGGACAATAGGTGCTGCGGCTTTAATGGCGGCAGGTATTTATGACCCTGATTTACTTAATCTTGCTGGTCAAGGTGAATTAACCGCAGCAGATATTGAGGATGCTGAGTTAGGCAATGCAATTTCGGCCAATCAAATAAGCACATTACAAAATTTAGCTACGCCAGCAACAGCTATTGAAAGTTATACACATGGAGTTGCAACATTAGATCAAGCTTTACAAGCAGGTGCTTCAACTTCTGATTTGTTAAATGCGGGTGCAAGTACAAGTTCATTGGTAAATGCAGGAGCATCTATACCTGAAGTATTACAAGCAGGTGGAAATGTTGGTGAACTATTACAAAATGGAATTTCAGTATCACAATTAATTGATGGTGGTGCTTCTGTTTCTGATTTATATAATGCGGGTGCCCCAATATCACAATTAATTAGTAGTGGTGCAAATTTAGATGAATTAGCGCCATTAATTAATGGAAACTTATCAGAACAGGGAATGCAACTTGCAATTGGTGATATACAACCAACTATATATATCAATGGCGTTCCTGAAGCACCAATAAATCCAGCGGCTTCAGAAGTGTCCAATCTTGGCACAGAAGCTTCTAATGCAACAGCAACTGCTAATATACCAACAACATCTAACAGTTATTTTAATTCATTGCCCGAAACTAATTCATTACCAACGGGTGTTCCTGATGGTTCAAGATTAGCGTATGACTATGGTAATGTAGGAAGTACATATGTTTCACCTGATGGTACAACTTATACGGTTAGTTATAATGGAACTGTATCAAAAGCAACTTTAGGCCCAAATGGATTTACATTTGATACTGTTTACACACCACCTAATCCATTAACAGTAGGAACTAATGTTGGAAGTTCTACTTTAGGCTCAGGCGGAACGGGTGTTGGTGTTGGCACAGGAACAGTAAGTTCAGGAACGGGCTTGGGTGGATTAACCGATGCCTCATCCTTACCAATGGGTTCAACAGGAGTTGATTTAGGAAATGCCCTTACAAGTGCAGGAACAGGGGCTTTAAAGGGTGCAGGCACAACCGCAGCAGTTGATGTGTTAACAGGACAACCAATAACACCAAAAGGTTTAGCAACGGGTGCTATAACGGGTGGTATAGGTGCAGGTGCAGGAAATGTTGCAGGACAACTTGGTGCGGGAACGATTGGTTCAGGAATAGCATCAGGAACTGCGGGCGGTGCGACAGGCGCTGTATTAAATAATGGTGATGTAGGAAAAGGTGCTTTATCAGGAGCATTATCAGGGTTAATTGGTGGTACTACAACTCAAGCTTTAAATACTATAGACCCAAATTTAGACCCATCATTAGCATCTGCTGGACAAAGCGCAGTAAATACAATTTCAAATGCTTTAAAAACAGGAAATACAAATAATTTAACACAAAATATTATAGGTGGTGCATTAGCAAGTGCAGGATTAACTACGGGTGCAAATGCATTATTGAATAATCCATCAGTACCTGATTATACAAATGATGTGCCTTATTCACCAAATGGGGCTTCTCAACCAATAGATACAGGTCAATCGGCTTTAGATGATGCTTTGGCTAAAGCAATACAACAGAGTCAATCATTAGGACAATCTGCACCTACATTTACTACACCTACATTTACTACACCTACACCTACAACTACTACACCTACAACACCAATAGATACAGGTCAATCGGCTTTAGATGATGCTTTGGCTAAAGCAATACAACAGAGTCAAACATTAGGACAATCTGCACCTACATTTACTACACCTACATTTACTACACCTACTACAGATACACCTACTAGTACATTAGATGCTGTTGCACAAACTAATCAAACTGCTATGGATGTTGCACAAACAACCGGCAATCAAGAATTAATTAATGCTGTTAACAGCGGTAACACAAATGTTATTAACGCACTAGCAACTGGTGATGTGAATACCGCTCAAAATATTGTTAGTAATACTACATTACCTAGCGGCGCTTTAGATACTTTAACACCACAAACTACATTAGATTTAAGCACACCATCTCCTTTATTAGCTTCTGTATTAACACCAATAACACTACCTAATGCAAGTTCTAATTTAGGAACATTGGCTAGTGCAAATACGACAGGAACTGTTAGTGATGCACCTACATCTACAGTAGGTAATTTACCATCGTTTAATGCACCAACAACTGATAATGTGTCTATTTCTAATTTGCCATCTGGAGATACAACATCATTAGGCGCAAATGGGTCTGCATCTGGCGTTGGTACATTAAATCCTGACGGTACTGTAACAATGCCCGATGGAACTATTAATACTTATGATAGTGATGGAAATTTAATTTCATCAGTCCCACTTGATGCTTCATCTTCTAGTTCAAACAACACAGAATCAAACGATAATACTGCACCTTTATCAAGTGTTACACAAACTAATGCTACAAATCAAGAACTTATACCGCAAGATCCGTTACAACAGCCTGACAATAGACCTCCAATAAACCCTAATCCACCATTACCTCCTTTACCTAGTGATAACACAACACCTACTAACGTAGTTACACCTACCAACGTAGTTACACCTACCAATGTAGCTACACCTACCAATGTAGCTACACCTACCAATGTAGTTACACCTACCAACGTAGTTACACCTACCAATGTAGCTACACCTACCAATGTAGTTACACCTACAACACCCGCAGTAGATTTAACACCGATTAATAATCAATTAGCATCGTTAAATACACAACAACAAGCACAAGCCCAAGCATTAATTGACCAAGGGGCAACAACACAACAAGCAATCGATGCTGTTACAAATAATGTTGCTAACCTTGCAAACACAGTTAGTACTAACCAAGCATCTACGAATACAGCATTATCTAACTTGTCTGATTCACAAAAAGCCATTGTTAATCAATTAACACAACAAGGTATTGATACAAATACTGCGATTAATATGGTTCAACAAGGCTTAAATCAAACCAATCAGAATGTTTCAAACATTGGTAGTCAAGTAAACAATTTATCAAATACGGTAACTCAAAATCAAAACACTACCAATGTTATTTTGGCAAATTCTACGGCACAAGAACAATCTGATTTTGCAAAATTAAATGATGCACAAAAGCAACAAGCCATTGATATTGCAAATCAAGGAACTACTTTAGGCAATGCTATTGATGCCGTACAAACTAATTTACAAGGTCAAATTGGTGGATTAGGAACACAAGTTGGAAATCTAAACACAGGATTAACTAATCTTCAAGGAACTGTTGGTGGAATCAGTCAAGATGTTGGCAATCTAAATACAGGATTAAACAATGCAAATGCAGGGATTACTTCAAATACAAGTGCAATTCAAAATTTAGGAACTACGGTACAACAAAACCAAGCTACAAATGAAGCTAACCAACAAGCAACTAATGATGCGTTGTCTAGTTTAAGTTCAGCACAAAAACAAGCAGTTGCTGGTCAAGTTGCTATGGGTGTTAGTTTAACCGCAGCAATTAATAATGTACAAAGTAATGTTAGTAATCAAGTTAATACGTTAGGCACTAATGTATCTAACTTAACTGGAAATGTAAATAATTTACAATCATCACTAAATAATATGTCAAAAACTTCTCCGAAAGCAACGTTAATAAAAGGTAACCAAATTGCCTCGCCATTAGCAAATGCTTATAACATACCGGTTGATACATATGCACAACCAATGCCTAATCCAAATCAATTAGCGGAAATACAAAATGCCGCAACTGGTGGTATAATACATAAAGCAGAGGGTGGTGATTTATCTATGGCACCTAAATTAATGCATGGTCAAACTGTGCAACATCCTAAATTAACAAACTGGCATGGTGCTGAATTGTTTGCTGATGGTGGAATGGCATTTCAAGATAGAACATTACCAGAGGGGCATAACCCACAGTTCTTTAGCGAGGGTGGTTTAAATTCAATCAAACACCGCTATGTAACTGGTGATGGTGATGGTACTAGCGATAGTATTCCAGCAATGTTAGCAAACGGCGAATTTGTAATACCTGCTGATGTAGTATCTAGTTTAGGTAATGGTAGTAATGATAGTGGCGCTAAAGTATTAGATGAATTTTTAAAAGTAGTTAGATCACATAAACAAAAACATGACGCAAAACATTTACCCCCAGATAGCAAGGGTGCGTTAGGTTATTTATTAGAAGCTAAGAAAAAAGTGAGAGTATAATGGCTGGAACAACGTCTTCTTCAGGGTTAAATAATTTACTTGCTGATACCCAGCAAGTTCAAACCACATTACCATCTTGGATGGATACAGCGCAACAAAACATTGTCAGCAATGCTGGTAGTGCTGCGGCAAATGCCCCTACGTTTGGGCAAACTGCCGCACAAGGTGCTGTTAATACATTACAAGGTAATAGCAATCCATTTACGCAAGCAAGCACCAATTTAAACACCATTGCGTCTGGTGCAGCAAATCCGTGGATTACAGATACTTCTGGAAACGTTACACCAAATACAAATACAGCAATGGGTGGTCTATTTGCTGCACAACAAAATCAGTTAAATCAGTTGTTACCATCATTAACATCTGGCACTGAGGCTGGTGCTATTGGTTCTGGTAATTTTGGTAGTTTGCGTGGACAAACAGCAGTGGATACTGCAAAAGCAAATGCACTATCACAACTCCAAGCACAACAAATGCAATCTGCGTTACAGAATCAACAAACAGGTGTACAAGCTGCAACTGGTCAAGGTAATGTTGGTGCTCAAGGAGTTACAGCTGGATTAACAACTGGTGCTGCACAAATGAATGCACCATTCCAAGGTGCTACAAACTACGCTAATCTAGTTAACTCAATCAATGCACCAACTACAGTATCTCAACAAAATCAAATGTCGCCTTTGTCTATGCTCGGTTCGTTATCAAACATACCTACAGCTGGTACAAGTTTATTAAATACACTTTTTGGAACATCCGGTGTTGGTACGCCAGGTGCATCTGGCTATATTCCTGGTGTTCAAGGATTATTACCTACAATTAAAAACTTTTTTGGTGGTAATACTGGACTACCCGCTGGCGTTCCCGCAGGAGCAACATTAGACCCAAGCGGAAGTGGTAACTATATTCTTAATGGTCAAACATATACCCCATCTGGAACTTTAATAGATACTAGCGGTTCTGTATCTTCTGGTGGTTCAAACGCAACAGCACCAACAATAGACCCAACAACGGGAGAGGTTTCTACTGATCCAAATCAAGCTGGTTCTATTTATGACCCTAATGCTTATGGTGCAGGTTAATTAAGGAATAAAATATGGCAAACGAAAATACTGCTCCACTAGATACATTAAAAGATGAATCTACAGATACACAAGCTGTATCTACTCCCGTAACTTATAAACCTGGTGCTAAAGGCCAATTAGGTTCTTTCTCTGCACCTAAAGGCACCGTTATGGGTGCTGAAGACAGCAAGAGCATACTTGAAAATATGCAAAAGATGCTGGCTGAGTATGATAATCCTATGAATAAATTTCAAAATGCTTTACAAAAAGCACATGCTTGGACTCAGTACGACAAGCAACCAGCATTTAGAAATATTCAAGAACAAGAAGAGCAAGACCGCGCTAACAAATACAACATCATGCAAAACATGGCGGCATTTGGTGCAAGCCAAAATGCCGCAAAAAGAAATTTAGAATCATTAAAAAGCGGTATTGGTGCTCCTAGTGCTGGTGGCACACCTAGTGCTGGTGGCACACCTAGTGCTGGTGGCATACCTAGTGCTGGTGGCACACCTAGTGCTGGTGGCATACCTAGTGCTGGTGGAGATAATCTTAGTTTTATGACTGCTCCAGCGAAAGAAGAATTTTTAAGATTATTAAACGATAATAAACCTGATGAAGCTCAAGCATTTTTACAAAAACAACTTACAACACATAGTAATGCTATGTATGGAGCACTAGCTGATCGTGAAAAACTTTCTGAGACAGCAAAAACGTATGAATTTATTATGAAACAAAAAGAGCCATATAGAAGTTTACTTTTACGTCAAAACTTCCCATTAGCTTACGAACCAAATAAAAAAATTATTACATCAGGATCACAATCTGGTGAAACACAAATAACACCATCTTTTATGCAACAACAGGAATCTGGTGCACCTCAGCCACAACAACCTAGTGCAGCCCCTTCACCACAACCTAGTGCATTACCTTCTGGTGTTTCAAGTGGCCCTGGTCCTCGTATTAATCCACAAACTGGTCAGACAGAGCAACATGCGGGATATGATATTCCTTTAGCTGCAAATACTCCAGTAACGACAAAAACACATCAATTATTGTCACCTATAATGGGTGGTAAAGTTATGGAAGTTACACCAACTGAGTTATCTGGTGGATTTGGTAACACGGCAGTTGTTCGTGGGTCAGACGGTAAATATTATCGTTTAGCACATTTTAATAAGGTTAATGTTAAACCTGGTGACACAATTTCACCTGAAACAATTATTGGTGCGGCTGGTAATACTGGCAATTCAAGAGGTAATCATTTGCACATTGAAGAAATTAAAGCAAAACAACCTAGCCAAGTTACCGAACAAGGTGAAATTCCTACTGTAGAAAGTAAAGAAAGAGGGAAACAATTTACTGATGCAGCATTAAAAGAAGCTGGTGTTGAAACTGGTAAACGTCGTGCTGCTTTAGAAAAATCTAGAGATGAAATTTCTAGCAATCAACAAGATGCTCGAACAGCATTAAATATATTAGATAAAAGTCCAAAATCTGTTGGTATAACTTATGGAAACAAATTAACTGGAAGTCTAGCAGAAGGAATTAAATTTGTAACAGGTAAAGATGTTGAGCCACTTTTAGAAAGACAACTAACACCAGATGAAATAAAAAATCGTAAAATATTTGAATCTTCCGCAAATAGGTTAGCACTTGCATATAGAAGTTCAGTATTTAAAGGAACTGGTAACGTTTCTGATTTAGAAACAAAAGCCGCAACAGAAGCAAGTGGGTTGCAATCTAAAAATCCTGCTGAGGCTAATAGATATTTTGCCATTCTTTATGCTGAAAATTTTAGAGCACATGAGAAATTAATTAATGCTTGGGACGATTATCAACAAAATCATGGGGGTTCAAAAGCCGATTATGGTCAATTTGAAAGAACTGATGCGTTTAAAAATGTGTTTAAAGAAAAAGAAGAAAGATTAAAAAGCCATTTTCCAGAATTGTCGTCATCCGAAATTGGCTTTGGTGAAAAAAAACAAAATACTGGACCTTCAGAGGATGAATTAAATACTTGGAAAAACCGATATGGCACAAACCGAACAAATAAATGAGTTATATAATCAGTTAAGAGAAGCACATAATTTAGCTGAAAAAGGTGATCAACAAGCCAAAATTGATGCCCAAAAAATTTATGATCACATTCAATCATTAAGTGGTGAAAAGTTTGAGCCAACACCACCAGTTTTAGGCGGCGTTGCTGGTGCGGGTGCAGAATTAGGTGGTGGTATTATTGCTGGTTTGCCATATGCTGCATTTAAAGGAATAAAAAAATACGGTGCAACACAAGCAGAAAATGAATTATTAAAAAAGTTTGTCAATCTATCACCAGAAGTACAGGCACAAATTAAATTACAAGATGTCAAACCAACTAAATGGACTAAAGGTGTAACAGGTGTTGATTTTGCCGGTTCATTTATGGGTAAACCAAGTGAAGATACGGCTGAGGCATTAAAAGCAATTGTTGGTCGTGGTGGTCCAATGGCTGGAGGAAGTTTAACACAAGCAGGAATTGCACTTCCACCAAAAACAGTTCAAGAAATAAAAGCAGCAGAAGATGCTAAAATTGCCGCCCAAGCCGCTGAAAAAGCAAAACTATCGAATCGTGTGTTCGAGGGTGGTAAACAAGTTCTCGGTAAAATGGGAAGTGCTTACGCCCCTATTGCTAAAGTTTTAGGACCATTGGCTGGTGGTTTTGGTGCTGGATATGCTGGTACAGAGGCGTATAACCGATATAATCAAGGAGACAAAACTGGAGCCTTATTGCATGGGTTAGAAGGTGTTGCAAGTGCTGCGTCTTTATATCCCCCATTAGCCCCAGTTGCGGTTCCAACAGCACTTGGATTGGCTGGTGTTAATTATTTACGTGAGCGTAATGAACCACTTACCAATGAAACAAAAAAATATAAAAAAGGCGGACTAGCCGCCGTTAAAAAGAAGTAATTACTTCCTATAACGTTTTCCATGCCAGCCCTCGGCAGCTAAAGGAAAACCTGGAGCCCAAGATGGTGGAGTGGTCATTATATTGACCACTTCATCAAGTGCAGTTTCAGCGTTTTGTTCTTCTACTAATAGGAGCACTTCATCATGTACGGAATTCACCAACTCATAGCCAGCCAATTCGAGGTTAAGCATAGCATTAGCCAAGAAATCCCTAGCGGTAGCTTGAACAGCGGATTGGAAAATACTGCTACCAATCAAAGCATTCCTTGCCCATTGTCTGGTGTAAGTATTTTGGCTATGAACAGTAACACAATCTCGCATCTCACCCCATGGTGTCAACTGAGCCTCGATTTGTGGCCGTTGCCAACAGATACGACGACTGCTGGGTAGTTTCATCCACAGTGCATTATTCTCCACCTTAATCATAATTTTACCCACGGAATAACTCTTTCCTGGATCATTAATCGCATCCTTAGCGGCTTGTTCGCAGTCGTACCACATATCTTTTACTTTAAAATATGACGCACGGTATTTGTTTACTGCCTCTTTTGCTTGCGCTTCTGATAGACTAACTCCCATGCCCTCAGCATATTTGACAAGTCCTGTTGCTCCTTGTCCAAACATTGCACCAAGGACGGCGGACTTGGCAATTTGTCGCTGTTCTCTTGAAACAATTTCATATGGTATTCGATACAAATTTTCTGATGCAAAGACTTTGTACTCATCTAGTCCCTTTCTGAAGAGTTCGATTTTGTCTGTTTGTCCGGCAAGCCATACTCCGACCCTATTTTCGATGGACGAAAAATCCACATCAACGAAGGTCTGCTCCATAGGAGCCCTAATCGCACTTCGCACCAGTGAACTAAGTTCTCGCATGGTACCAACTCCTTGGTTAAAGACTCTTGGTATTGCATCCTCAATTTGTTCATCCTCAAGGCTAGGCCTAGCGATATTCTGTAAATTAAGTCCACCACGACTAGCCCAACGACCTGTAGACGCCCCATGGTAGACCAACGTATTTCGTATTTTTCCATCTCTTTGTATCTCCAACATTTTAGCGTACTTAGCCACGCTAGTTTGGCTTCCTTCTTGTCTTAATTCTAATACCCTACGAATGATTGGTGCTATTTCACAGTTCAACCATTTTGTAACGGTCTTTTCTGTTAAATCATCTAATTTGTCTGCACTGTTTCTGTTAATCCAATTCAGCAATTTAGCGCGTTCAGACGGCTTACAACCTGTCAGTCCTAGTAACTCATCATCTAATTCTTTTTGTGCGCTCTGAACCGCTTTTACGGCGTTTTGGAGTTCTTTTGGATCAACTGGCACACCACGCAGGTTAATCCGCTGTGTTAACTCCCAGACTTCTTGTTCTGTAGCAGATAGCGGGCGTAGTTTTGAAACGATGGACATTTCAGTACGAACGTCTTGTTGACAGTAATCAAACAACTGTGACATAAGTTCTGGGTCATCATTAAACTCACCCTTCTTATTAGGCTTACACAGTTTCTGAATTAACTTAGCGCCTATTGTATCTTTCTTATGTTCAGCATTTAAAAACTTACCAGCTTCATCTAAAGATTGTGGTATGTTATTTGCTGCGGCTATTGCCATACTGTCAATCACTTGGTTTAATTTTAGTGGTGGCCAGCCGTACTTTGGCACACAGACACAGTTCCAAATAGCATACTCAAACAGTGCGTTCCATGCTTGTATTTTGCCGCCGTTGCGGACGTGCTCCACTAAAGCACCCGGAGTTTTTCTGCTAGGTATATAAAGCCCTATGGCATCTGGCGATGTACCAAATGCAACACATAATACCTCTGTGCTGGGGTCATTGGCATATACGTCAAGTCCCTGTTCTGTTAAGTCGATAATGCTACGTGTTTCAAAGTCGATTGAGTAAATCATATTCGGTTCCTTTTTATATTAGCGTTCAGTGTAACATAAAAAAAGGGGGCTCGCAAGCCCCCAAAACCCAACCACGAAGGAAAAACTATATTTCACAGACTCCAGCAACACAAGCGAGCATTTGACTTCCTTCCACATTGTCAGTTTCTTCTTTAAACAATATCCAATCAATTATTGGTACTTGAGCTTTTAATGCCAAATACTCTTCTTCAGTACACTGTTCATAAGGTGCTTGTCTATAACTATGCTCTGAATAAGGAAGAAAAGAGACTCCAGAGAGTTCATTAAAATTTTCCCACACCCATGCACCAACTTTAGGCCAATCTTTTTCTTCCACTGAAACAGTAATCGAAGGTTTATGTTCTGTAAATTTACGCTGGTAGGTGAGCCATAATTCGAGGTGTGATATTGAATCAACGTCCTCTCGAGTGAGTCCGTCAGGCGCTCGTTGGGGGAAAGAGAATACGGTTGTTTGTTCGGGTTTATAAACACATGGTTCATTGGGTATGCCTTGTTGGATTAAGAATTGGGTGAGAGGGTCTTTTGAATCTCCTCGCACTCGTCGGATATAATACTTAGAATGTCTCGGGTGAATCCCCGATGCCGAGTCGACAAGTTGTGAAACTGTGCCCGATGGCTTAACACATGTAATTGCAGCTGATACAGGGATTCCAAGCAGTCCAGCAAATTCTTCGTTTGTTCGTCTAGCCTCTTCTCTGAGCTCTTCGAGTAGTACATTTAATTGTCCTCCTTGGGTGCAGGTGAGTTTGTTGTCATAAATGCCAGTGAGGGAGACACCCAAAAGCCGTTCATCTTCAGTATTTCTCTGCCACACCTTCCGCAGATAGGGGAACTTTGTAAAAGTGGCTTGGATGGTGCCAAGGATAGCTGCGAGCCGCACCTTGCGCAGGAGAGTTTCTCTTGTGTCGTCATGTCTAATTACTACCTCCGTAAGATTACAAAATTGGTATGGTCGAAGAATGATTTCTGAGCAGGGGTTAGTTCCGAATTCAAAGTTAGGATTACGGTGAGAGTATTTTTCCACGGTTTTTTTTGCAGCCTCACGGTTGAATATCCCTCTTTCTCCGCTATGTGAATTGTATAAAGATAACCACTCTTCCATAAACTTTCCAACGGTAGGTGTTTCATTATAAACCGCGCTATTATTTGCGAGTGCACGGTGAGGTGCAGTTTCCCACCACGGACCAGCTTTAGCATGTCGAATCCTTTCATCGTCTAGGTCTGATAATGAGATCATAGCCGAGCGGCGAACGCCACCCACAACTACAACCTCACCAATTTTACACATTAAGTCATGGCACTCTAATGAATGAAGCTTACGACCCTTTGCGTTTTTAAACAAGTTAATTGTAAATTCAAATAAATCTTCTAATGGTTTCGGCCCTGAAGCTCTTCCACCAAATGTTTTGAGTCGTGCTCCGGCAGGTCTAACTCCAGAAGTGTCCCATTTTGGGATTTCGCCTGCATATAGGTGTGCAATGATAAGTCGAAGGGCTTTTGCCCATCCTTCTTTAGAGTCGTGCACTCTGATGGCGTGTTCGCTTGCAAAAAGGTTGTCTGGCACTTCGGGCAATTGATTGATGTATTTTGACTCAACTGAGAATCCGACGCCAGTACCGCAGAGCAAGATGTACATAGCTTCGTCGAACGATTTTGGGTCATCGACTGGTAAATACGAGCAATTGTAGATACTGGTGTTATCACGATCTGCAGCCTTTCCCGCAGTCATTACTGCGCGCATTGAAGGTACACATTCCATTTTTAATATGGCATTATATAACTCTTCTTTCAATTCAATATTATTTTTAATTGCCGATGTTCTGTCAAACACATAATTTATATATCTTTGAACAGTTTCTTCCCAAGTTTCACGTCTTCCTTTTTCGTCAAGGAATCTTGCATAGCGACTAGCGGCTATATATTGTCTGTATTGATCCATTTATTATTCTCGGTTTGGGTTGATAAAAAAGGGAGGCCGCAGTTTCTACGGACACTCCCCGTGCTACAAGGTGGGCTACTTTGTTTATTACTACCCGTCGGCGGTTGCTTAAATGGCAGGTGCTTTAGCCACGACTCGGCTTCAATCTCTCATCGCTAAGGTTTTTCAGCGCTCCAATAAACATTTTACCCATTACTACAAAGAACTTAGGCCGTTACCCTAAGCCGTGTTACAACTTAGTCTGCGAAATCAGATGCTGCAGAAGAACCACCACCTAACTTTTCACCATCTTCCAACTTTTGCAAGTTATTTAAACCACATGCAATACCCTTAGAACCTTGTGCATTGTATGGATAGAAAGTGATGGAAGCACGGCCATAGCAACCACTATAAAACTCGCTTTGGTCAAACAACTCTTCACGTTGTGCATCTACAATCTCAGGCTTTTGTGCTGAGTTGGCATTGATAAAATAATGACCAGCATATGCCTCATCTTCACGTTCAGCATCACCATCACGTAAACCACCTTTTAACAACTTTGGTACAGCACCACCAAAGAATGCAGCATTACTTGTTTTACATTCTTCAAAAGCTTTTTGAAGTTTAGCAACACCTTCTTTATCTGATTTTGGGATCAGAATTGATACAGAATACTTTGGTGTGCTACCTTCCATTGCTGCTTTTGGAACAAACACATTAGCATATGAAAAACGTACTTTACCAGTTACAACTTTTACTTTGTTTGACTGCATTTTAAAACTCCTATTAACGTTAGAACCAGACTTCAATTGGGGCTAGTTCGTCTACCCATAAATCTATTATACACGTTTTTATGCATCGTGCAAGATACCATGTACTTCTAATGCTCTGTGTACTGCCAATGCGTTAATGAATTGATGCCTATAGGTATATTCTTCAAGGGCTTCGGGGTCTTCTGCTATGTAGTCAAATACTTCATAAACACTGTTGCGTAGATGCAACACAGACTCTCTTTGCCCACTTCCAGGTAATCCATCAAAATCTTTAATATAAGAATTAATTAACTGTTCTGGTACTTCAAGGGTGGTTCCAAAACAACTTACTTGCATAGGTGCCTCGCTTATGATTGTAATGTTACTAAGACTAAACCTACATTTCCTAGGGCATACCCTAAGAATGAGATTCCCATGCCTACTTGGCCTTTCATTAAAAATTGTATTGCTACGAAAAAATAAACTACACCAATCATTCCAATTAACCAAGCGTTCATTTAAAGTCATCCTTTGCTGTTTCTTTAATACGAACTAACTTGGGCTGTCCTTCTGGACGAATAACTAAATCACCCAACCAAGCCGCTACTTTGCCTTTGGGACCAATCTTTTCTAATGTTGCAAGTGATTTAAGTTTTGGCGGTTCCCACAACAATGACTCTGATAATCCATGTTCAACCAATACTGCCGCAGCAAGTTGGTTATCTAATATCTTACGATGTGTTGTTGTGGTGCCTAACTTATACCCCTTTGGTATTTTGTTCTCTTCAATCGCTCGATTAAGGGCAAACTCTTCTACATCGTTCGCCCATGTTTTTAAGTCTTGCGCTTTGGCGAGGACGTCGTTGAGTTCTTCTTCACTGAGGAGCGGGGGTTCTTTGAATTCTTGTTTGGCGAGTTCGGTGTTGAAGTCTGATCTGGCACGACACTGGGCTTTTGCTTTACAGAATTGGCACCATTCACCTGGGAGAAACTCGCCTGACCCTGCCCACGCCTTCTTGGCTTTTTGGCTAACATAATATTTTGCCCAATCGAGGAGTTTTTCGATGGTTGTCCCATCTGTGCTAATACTGTCAAGTCGTGGTTGATGGATGGTGTAGCTGACTTCCTTGATATTGGGGTAATCTTCTTTGAATTTGGCATACGCACCGAGGGCGTAGAGTCTGAGTTGGCTGTTGTCGACGGCTGAAACGGGGATCCCTCTTCCAAACTTGAGGTCGTAGATATGAATGGTGCGCTCAGAAAGTATAACCACATCGGCCGTACCAAAGCCATCAGGAACCCAATCAGAGAAGTCCACACGTTGCTCAAATAGCGGCGTATCCCCTTCACCAATTTGGCTACGAATATAAAGAACATAATTATCGACGTTATCCTCGAAATCAAGCCTTTCCTCTTCCGTATAATTTCGATATATGTCATGCGATTTGACCTCTTCGTATTCTTTTGCATATTCTTCATGGTTAATTTGATTAAAATAGAGTTTTAAGCGTATTTCACTTAATGTGTGAGCCAATGTACCCTCCGCAGAGAAATCAATCCCCTTGGTACTTCTTTTAGGTTCTGGAAGAGTTGCTTCAAGTCTTGCTGAAGGAGTGCACATTAGCCACCTTTTGGAACTGGAGGCACTTAAAAGAGCGTGAGTTGTCATATATTCTTTCAATTCGGTTGATATGTATATATACTAATGCAAAAATATACATAAGTCAACCCAAATTAAAAATATATATTATTTTAGGGCGGAAAGTAAATCTGATATTTCTTTGTTGAAATCGACCTTAGTTTCCACTTTGGCGTCTAGTTTAATATCTCTGGTTTCTCTGTAGTCAGCTTGAAATTGACCACGAAGAGCGATTTCGGCTATTCGGCTATTGAAGCCTCTGTTGTTCACATTATCCAAAATCATTTTTTCCCAATAGGCTTGGCTATGGGTTACTGCTGTATCTAATGCATCAGCAAACTCGGGGTGATTCTTTTTCCAAGTTTCTGCTACGGCTTTGTTAATTCCAATATCGGCAAACATCATTTTTTGAGATGCACCATTTTTTCCGAGTTCTATGATGCGTTCGCACATCTCGGGTTTAAATACATATTTAACTGTTGGTTTTTTGGTAGCCATTAACAATTCCAATTTTTAAGAGACGCCTTCGCTCTTTCAGCGGGGCCTTTTGATTTTCTAACAACACCCTCCATACGGGCGCAGAAAGAGGCTTTACGACCTTTATCTGATTCGGTCTTTGGGTGCGGGGCTGGGGCTTTTAAATTACTTCCATTTTTGGCATTGTATTCAGCACGACCTTTGGCAGTCATACCAGCACCTTGTTCGGTCTTGTTGTATGTCTTGTCCTTACCAGTTGTTTTCTTAGGAATTGGTTTGTCGTGTTTAGTTGCCATTATTTTACCTTTGCTGTCTTTGCAGACTCTTTAAATGATTTAGCTGTTGGGGCACCTTTAGTGCCTGGTTTACGCATTTTTTCGCCAGAGCCGGCTTTTATGCGCTCCTGTTTAGCATGAATGTTGGCATACAATCCGGGTTTAGTTGCCATAGGCGTTCCTTTTGAATTAGGTGGGAGACCAGTCACCCCTCCCGTACTGGTTTTACTTCTAAACATTACCAAAAAGTGTGCGTCAACCGAGTCTTCAGTCCAGCATATCTTTCAATATTCTAGGCATTTGGTAACTAAGAAAAGGTTTCGAAGCGTCTCCCGACGAGTTCTACTCCCTATATTTACTAATGCAAAAAATGGTCAAAAACCGCCCTTAATCTGGTGTAATAATCACACGTTTTTTAAAGGGCGGTTCTTTCGGACTGGCTTCTTGTGCTGCTTGATTGGCACGAATGACATCATTCAACATCATTTTAGTCATTGCCATTGCTTTTTCTCGATGTTCTGCTTCCATTTCGGCTGATGTTTTAGCCGCTTTACGCTCGACTTCTTTGATGATGTCGTTACTAACTCCCGCTTTCTTTAGTAGTTGTCTTAGATTCATTTAGTTCTTTCACTTGAGGTTCAATTTGTAGGTGGATGTCATTGATAAAATTTGCCCACTGCATAACCGGTGTTTCAACTGGGCGATTCATACTGTTAATCAATAGATTAATATCTTTTAACGTGTACTGCAAAGTAACAACAAAGGTGTCTAATGGATCTGTTTCGGTGCTCATTTTTTCTTTCCTTTCTTTGGTATGATAACAGGATGATTTTCAAAATATTTATTGTCCCAGCTCTCAAAATGCTTGTTCTCTATCATTAATTCAAACCCATCCCAAAGACGCTGGCACTGCAAATCATGGACTCGCATAATGCCATCGATGTAGTTGCCCACCTCGTCTTCTGACATGATTGTGGGACTGTCTAGGTACTGGCGAACAAACTCCTTTAATAATTCTGACGTATTCCACATCTTAATAATGTCTTGTTCCAATTCAAAACGGTCATACTGGCTAAATAGTTTCATTTGGTTTTCCTTTTCTTATAATTTTTAACATCATTTTGAAAATTAACGAAATACCATTTGCCTAATACTTCAATTGCAGCAACAACTTGTTTATATATTTCCAAATCATCTTCATGCATGTTTTTATTATTTTTTATATCTTTCGATAAATTAACATACGTTTGAATCAAACTTTGTCGTGTTATATCATCTGCAAAATCGCAGTCAAGTTCAATTATCATTTTCCACATCCTTCGTGTTTAGTGATTCTTGCTATTTCTCTGTTGATATACCAAACCGCTTTTCGTAGGTTCTCAACTGGATCATCTTTAAGGAATGCCCTCCATATATACTTAATGGCATTACCGAGATTAAATCCCATATGTTCGGTAATCTCGATGCACTCGATACCACTGGGGTGTTGTGTATAATGTTTTGGATGGTTAACATTGTCGTGTTCCATTTTAAGTAATTCATAATCATATTTCATTCAAATTGTTCCTTTCTTATTTCGCTAATGACTATAGCAGCTTCCTCTTTCGTTTCACATAAAAAAATCTTTTTAACTGGTTCAAATTCCGATGGATTAATTTCATCAACATCCACCAAACTTTGTAATTGCCAAACACCATCTTTTTCATGTTCAATAACAAATATCATAGTTTAAGTTCTTTCTTTATAAATTCAATACCCGCATTGAAATGATACCGCCAATATTTTTCGCTTACATTGATATCATTATACATCAAACCCTGTAAAAAAGCATCTAAAATAACTCTGGATTTTTCTGGCATTCGAGTTGCAATTAAATGTTTTATTTCTATTATATCTTCTACGTCCCATAGTAGCCAGCCTGTCCCCTCCACCATGTTTGATGATATGCCCTCTGTTTCGTCTTGTTCTATTGGATCTGGATCTTCGTCAGATAATCTTGGTGCCACTGCTTGTATTTTTGCTGTCATAATTTTAGTGCGTCTAATAGTGCCTCTTGAATGTTAATCTTACCTTCTAATACTTTTACTACTTTTTCATCAATACTGTTTGCTACTGTTAAATGGTGTATGAGAACCGGTTTTTCTTGCCCTTGGCGGTATATTCTTGCGTTGGCTTGGATGTAGTTTTCTGAACTCCATGGTAAATCAAACCAGATTGTTTGGGCTGTCTCTCCAACGTTGCACTGTAAATTGATCCCGATTCCCCCACTTTGGGGATGGGCAAGGAGCATACGAATCTCACCACGACGCCACGCTTCAATGTTGTCGTCGTCCAGCACCACCGCCTCTGGGAAAGCAAGGCGTATTCGTTGAAGGGAGTGTTTGAAATGATAGAATACGAGCGTCGGGGAAGAAGACTCTTCCATGATCGATTCAAGACGTTCCAACTTAGCACTGTGTACTTCCTGCGTCCCTCCATCTTCTGTATATACCGCGCCGCTGGTGAACTGGAGTAACTTGCCCGCCAACGTCGCTGCTGTTGTAGCTGTGATGTTCCCCGTATCTGTACTAAGGACCATGTCTTTTCTAAGTTCGTCATATTGCTTCCTTACGTTATCATCTATCTCAATCGTTTGGTACAACTTGGTTAGTGTTGGCAGTTGTAAATAATCTTCTGCCTTTAACGAAAAACAAATATCACTAATCTTTTCTTGTATTTGTTGCACTGCACCATTTTTTAAAACCCAATTATAAACCACGCCGGTGTGCCTATTCCTTTGACCTGGGTCCATGTACTTATCCCTAAACTTTGTTAGGCTAGTCTCTAATCTGGAGCCTAGGTCTAGGATACCAACTTGACTCCAAAGGTCTTGCAGGCTCTGTGGAGATGGTGTACCAGTTAGGATTAGCCGCCTCTTGAACGATTTTAGGTGTTTCTTGAGTGCCTTGAACCTTTTTGTCGAGGAATCTTTGAAACGACTTGATTCGTCGATAATGAGGTAGTCGAACTTTTTGTTCTGCTCTAATAGCCATACCAAGTTCTCTAGATTCACTACATATATGTTCGACAAACTTTCTAATGCGCTCAGTCTGTTCTTTGGCGAGCCCATGATCTTTGCTACTTTCAGATGTGCCAAATGTTTCCACTTCTGACACTCCTGAGCCCATACTGACTCCGCTACTCTCTTGGGGGCTACTATCAGTGTCGTGCCCTTCGGGCTCTCCGATATGATGGTGAGCGCCGTCACAGTCTTCCCGAGTCCTGGCTCCATAAACAGGCCCATATGAGGCAATGTCTTGGCTTTCTTGATGACTTCCAGTTGGTATGGATGAAGGTTGGTTTTGTTTAGCATGGTATTCCAAATAAATTGCTGCGTATCTTAAAAGTTGAGGGGAGTCATTAAACTTCCCTAAGCCTAGGTTACATTTACCACAAAGCACACCTCGTAATACATTTGTTGTATGGCAATGATCCATGTGTGTATCTAATTTGTTTTTAAATGTTTGTTTACAAATAGCACAGACATTTCCTTGACTTTGTATTTTTTCTTTCTTATCCTCTGCTGTAATTCCATACCTCGCACGAAGATTATATGTTTCTTTGGCTTGACTCAACAAATGCCTCCACATCTTCTTTAGATTTTAACACATATACTGGAAAGCCTGCTTTTTCAAGTTCTGCGAATACGAGCGTTTGTCTTGGGCTTAGTATCCCGCTTTGTGTTTTTAGTTCCACTAGGTATACTTTTTGATTCAGAAACACTATCCGATCCGGCACTCCCGTCACTGTCGAAAGCCATTTGTAACAAAGCCCCGACGATTGCTTTATTTTTTTCACCAGATGCTGTTCTATTTCTTTTTCTAGCACTCTCACGTGTCTCATCCTCTGTCGCATATACTGCAAATACTTGTTTAAAAATATGTTCACCTAAATATGATCGAGACTCATCACCAATTTTAGATTCGTCTTCACCAATGTACTGAAATACATGGGTGGTTGTATGGGATACTTCATGGTAAATAATTCCCATACGCTCCAAAGCATCTAACTTTTTCATTTCATCATAATTAAATACAATAGCCAACATAGAATGCAGCGTACCATCTTGAATAATATAATGTGATTCCGCAATACCTAAATCTAAAGCATTATGCCTAGTTGTTATTTTAGAATCTCTTATAGCTTGTTGAAATGCATTATCAGAAAAGCATACTTTTATTTTAACACTAAAATGGCCAGCGTCAACTTCATAATAAGGTAAAGTGTTTTCAATCATTTCGTTACCTTTTCAATCATCCATATCAATGCACACAAACAAACTGTAAAAGCTATAATTAGTAATACGAAATTTAATATCATTTATCCTCCTCGTTTAGTGCTATTAATTTAGCAATAAAATAACCACAGACTATTCCCATTACATAAATATAAAACATATAAAACATAAAAATCATTTCTCACTCGCTTTCATATAAAATTTTAATTTATGATACATTTCTGTATTTACCTTATCTAAATAATTAATTTGCTCAACAAGTATTGGTAAAATTTCAACAACTTCTGTAGCCATTTCTAATTTGGCTTTGTCATTATATTTATTAAATCTTTTAAATCTTTTTTGCAATAGCAATGCTTTTTTTCTAATCATTCTCACTCGCTTTCTTTAATAAATCTCTAGCAAAATCTAAAATATCTTTAGCACCATTTAGATTGTTTTTCTTTACCCATAGGGCTAGTATTTCCTCATCACTTATTTCACGCAAACCATCATATCTACCAATCAAGTAAGACCTTGTGTCTAAGGTTTCATTTTTTTCTTTAGCTTTATGAATACCATTCCAATAGCCAGTTGCGTAGATAGCAGAATCTCTATCTTCAGAATGTTCGTAAAGAGGAATACTCTCCCCAGCTTCTAATTCAGCAAAAGCTATGGGTGGATGGTCATACAATGCAGTATAGTTAGGATGTTTTAGTGCAGCAGAACTACAGGTTGTAGTAAACTCAGGTTTATCAAACCCATCAATTTTTACCATCATAGCAACAGGTTTTTGACTAAAGAATGGCTTGGTGTAAAGAAACTCTCCCTTCTCTCTCGTTTGCCAATCGCTCCCTGAGCCTGAGTCAATGTATTTGTATCCATAACCATCAAAGTCATAACGCATTGCTATTGGTTCAATTGGGTGTGATTGGGTGTTAGAATGGGTGTAAAGAGGAATATCAGCTTCTATTGGTCGTGTTTCGTGTTTACCATAAACATATCCATTTTTGTCCATCCAAGCAATAGGCTTGCTCATTTGGTCAATATTTTTATCATTTTTGCTCATTTGGTCAATATTTTTATCATTTTTTAACTCCTCAATTTCTTTTTCCAATTCCGCTATGTATTGCAATGCTTTTTCTTTTATATTTAACTCTATCTTTTGATTAGCTTCCAATACGTTTATTCGGTCTTCTTGTTGGCGTAGCATGGCAGAAACTTGTTTACTATGAGCACAACAAGACCACTCATTTATATCAGCTAGTTCATTTGCTGTCATTTCCCATCCTCCAATAATTTTCAATACTTAAATCTGCTATTGCATCTCTGTATTTTTCTTCCCAATGTTCTGATTTTTCTTTCAATGTTTCTATTTCAGTTTTGTCTGAATCATGTTTTTTATACAAGTAATCTTGCGTTTCTAAAAGTTGACTAATACGCAATTTCAATTCCTCAATTTCTTTGGCTTGTTGACGTAGCATGGTGGCAGCTTGTTCTAATTGGTCAGCAAGCCTATCGTCAGCCCCTTCTTGCACACTTTTACGGCTCGTTGCTTGTCTGCGAATTAATGCACGAATTCCCATTGCGTCTGCTAGTTCATTTGCTGTCATCTCACTTGCCTCCTTAATATTCTGCACTGCGCCTTCTCTTGCGGTGTAAAGTCGGCACTTATTTCTGCTAACTCACACGCCTTTAAGAGTCTGGTAGTCTCTCTGTTAGACAGTTCGGTTAAAAATATAATAAACATACAAAACAACAGGGTGACAATGCCAAACCCTAAATATAAACGATCAATCAAAATGGTGCCTCCTCAAATTGGTTTAAATCAATTGTCTTACGTGGAATTTTAACATATTTAACCTTCCACCCTTGGTGTGTTGCTAATAAAGCCTGTGCTTCTTCTCTACGCTTAACCCAGCGCATATACTCGCCATCTTCATCATACAGTTTATACATACTACCTCCTAAACTTTTTACCTGGTGGATATACACCAAATCTTATACGAATTTTTAATAAAGACAACCTACTCCATGTTTTGTTACGCCAACCAATATGACCACGCCTAATCATCATTAAATGAAATCTTTTAGGCTTTAAGATATAGTTTATTGATTTTTTGGTGCGGCGTCTACCAATTCCACCAAATATTTTTGTAAAGTCGTTTCTACGCACAAATTGTCTCAAAACACATCCTCCGTAAAAGATTGGATACTCTCTACATATCTTTTCGCTTTCTCATTCAAACGCACCCCTCTGTAAATATGCACTCGACCACCATTACTACGATCAACATCCACATCAATCTGATGCTCTTGTGTCGCAGCCAAAAACCTTCTCTTAAACGCAAGCTCCGTTCCAGGGGGTATCGATTTTGACAATGCCCATCTCTTATAACATGCAAACACATCATCTTTGGGGACAGAGTCGGTTGGATGGAATTCTAACACATCCTCCACAAACGAACCAATGGGGTTACCTAACTCAGCCATCAACTCTAATAGGTGTTTGCCTGATTTTGGTTGAATAAAATGCCCACCTCTTGCCAGTCTACGTTTTAACCCTTCCATGGCCCAGTTAAAAATACCCGACAACTCCTTCGCCAATCTTGGATACAGTTCGGTATCCTCATCACCAAAAAAGGATTTTGTCATCTTAATTACAATCATACGACCCGTCAAAGCGTTTGAGTTTTCTGTTAACTGTAATGCCTCGTTTGAATACACAACTATTCGTGTCGGCAGGTACCCGTTCCATGCCTCCTTGTTCTTTCGATTAACAGTAACTGTATCGCCACCGACAATACGTAGCAGCTGAGACACAACCGCGCTGCGGTTTCGTTCAGGTGCTCTTGCATCAGTAAAAGAAGCGAGTAACTTGCCAAGCCAAGGTTGAAGACCGAAAGTATCGCAGAGTTCCTCCAATTGTGGTGCCACTGTATTGTGTTGTCCTAACAACTCCACCAGCACTTTGTTAATCGTCCCCTTACCCGAACGACGTGGGCCAATAATATTAAAAAACTTTTGTTGACGTGTGTCACCACTCAAAATATAACCCATCATCTCTTGCAAACAATCAATCGATTCTTGATCTTCTGACCAAACTGAATTCAAAAACTTCATCCACTCGGGGCATTTTGCATTTGCATCATAGGGGAATGGTAGTGAGTTGGGCGTAAAGAACCCTAACGAATGTGGCAGAACAGTATAGTCTTTAAGGTGAAATATGCCATTTTGTAGGGAAATCAAATCCTTAGAATCGGGTTGGTTGTCTGCATACTTCTCTAACCAAATCGGTGGCTTTGTGTTGGCATGGTTTGGTAAATGGGTAAGTGACTTAATAGCATCCAAGGCCGCAGACACACTGGCTGGTGATGGATTAAACGCCTCCAACGCACCTTTCTTCCCACTCTTCTTACACTTATCCAAAAAGGTATATAGTTTAGAACGGACTGTTAACTCTTCAATAATTTCATAGTGGGTGTTGACGTGGGAATAAAACTCATCAGCGTAATGAACCAATGTGTATCCTTCTTCACTAGAATACATACCATCTAGAAATGTCCTGGCATGGTTCATCGCACCATTATCTAAAATGATTTCACCACGCTCCAATGCCTCCTTTCTTTGCTTTTGGTTGACTTTGAAAATAAGTGAACGTAATGTAAATGTTGAACCAGCAGTTCGTCTAAAAGACCTCCACTTCTCCGTGCATGAATACTTGCCCGACTCTGCATATTTAGGATAATTACCATCAGCATACGACCACCTATCCCACAAATCACACGCCTCTAAATCACCTTTGAATTGGTGATGTAGTGCTTGTCCAATATTCAACCAATCTAAATACCCACATTCGGGTGATAATTGGGATAATAGTTCACTCTCCACTCTTGCCAAGTCATACTCGGGCACGGGTGGTTTATAGTCTGCAAAATCATCACCAGTGATGTGGGCAATTCGCTCTGGAATAATATCCACAATGTTCTGCTCTGTCGTTGGAATCTCACCTTTGATATGATGACCCGTAACAGTAAAATACCTACCATGTGGGTAGCACTCAAATCCAATCGAATGATCAACGTGGGCAACACGCAACATTGCCCTTGTGAATATCTTCACACCCTTACCCGATGGCGATACCTCCATGTATCCATCAATCGAATCAGCAATTTGTTGCAGTGCAACATTTGTGAAACCGTTGGATTGGTCATAACACTTATCCAAATCCACACCAATAAGGTTGTCTTCATCACTAAAGACAAACCCTATGCCACTGAATCGATTGGGATTTTTCTCATACGCAGCCTGGACGGACAAAAAATCAGTCCAGGTGCTTGGATCATTTGCTTTTGCTTGTTTGCCGTCTGTCTGAAAAGGGATTTTACTCCAATGCCGATTCCCTTCACTACCCACTTCGGTATGGTTCCATAAAACCCATCGTGGGATTTGTTTCAGCTCCATAGGGATTTCTGAAAAATTAACTGGTAGTGCTGATGGTTTTTCCATATGTTCCTTTCTAAATTTAGTATCAGTATACACGTTTTTTAGAAATTTGTACCCCTTTGTTGTAAATTTGTACCCCTTTCGTGAAACATTCCGTGAAACATTGTGCTTTTAAGTTGTTGAATATTAAAGAAATAAAAAAAGTTGAGTACCAGTAGTACCAGAAGTACCCCTTACTTTCGTTTTTATTTTTATTTTTAAAAAAGAAAAAAAGAAAATATAGGATAAAGTAAAAACAAGGGGTACTTCTGGTACTACTGGTACAAATTTTAATTTATTTTTGGATTGAGGGCGAATTTCTTTCATTTATTGCATTAGTAAATATAGAGGGGACAGGATGTCGACAATCTTGTCCTTGCCGATACAAGGACTTACCCTCTACCTATCAATTACTTATCGGAGTATCAATATGCCAACGAACGGAACTACTAAAAACGGAAGAATAAAAAATATTCTTACTACTGTTAAAGCAAGAGCAAAAGCAAAAAACCTACCTTTTAATTTAACTCAATCTTATTTAAAATCTATAGCAACAGATTTTTGCCCAGTCTTTAATATCCCTTTGATGTGGGTTAGGGAAAGCACTGAAAGACCTCGTGCAGCTTATTTTAATTCTCCTTCATTGGATCGAATAAATCCCCAATTGGGATATGTTGAAGGTAATGTTGTTTGGATTTCTATGAAGGCAAATTATATTAAAAGTAATGCAAACTATGAAGATATCATTAAAGTAGCTGAATGGTTAGAAAAACAAAACAATCATATCAAAACTTCATAACCTAGTCTTTTTAGCATAAGAGTGCACCATTTTCTGAATTCCTCCCTATTTTTGGATATTTGCTCTTCTCTGTCATCCCATTCCGCTTGGATAACAAACTCTTTGGATACGGAATCATAATATTCTATTTTGGTTAGATTACCATTTTTGTCATAAATATCAACTGGATAGACTGAAATCATAACTCTTCTACCTTGGTTTCTTTTTCTTCCCAATTATCTTGAACCCCATAATCACCTCTAGATGCTCGCATACGCTGTTTTTCCCTAAACTGAGGCTCTACCCTTAACCACTCCATAAAAGCCTCCTGGTACTCCAAATAATTGTCATTGATGACGAATAATGGATGGTTCAATCCTTGCACGTCAACTGCATGAGATATTTCAGAAGGCCTAATCCATTTCTTACTTTTCCTAATTCTATCTCTGGCTAATATAAAACGATTGTAAGCTTTTGTTTGTTCGGGATTTAGTTCAATCCTCTTCATCTGTAAACCTTTCTGTATTTAAGTGATCAATGGAAATTGGCTCTCTTGCCATGTAGTTTTTTAATTCATATATTTTTTGTTCAGAAACGCCCAACATTTCTGCTAACTCGATGTTTTTAGGAGTCCGCCCTAAAATTTGAGATAATTTTCTTTCTGTGTAATTTAATCGTTTAATGTTTTGTTTAATGTTAATAGGTAAACGAATCAAATTCTCTGTATTATCCAGTTCTCTTCTTACACCTTTAAGAATGAATGGTTTTGCATAAGTGGCAAACTTAGAATTGTTTTTGGGTTTCCATCGTTTTGCTGAGATCAGTAAAGCCTCATTACCAATAGCAATAATATCTTCAACTGGCATATTACTATGATTCCAGGCAGTCATCTGTCGAACCAAATACACCACAAATCGAAGGTTATGGGTGATCAATTTGTTTAATGCTGCGTCATCACCTTGTTGAATTTTTTTAGCAAGTTCATGCTCTTCCTCTGTTGTTAGAGGTTCTATACCATACAATGATTGTAGGTAATCACTAAGGATGTCATTGTCAATCATGGAGTTCCAAACTGTTGTATAATAACAACAGTATACCACATTATAAAATTTAGGGCGAATTTATTTGACTTTTTGCATTAGTAAGTATAGAGGGGACAGGATGTCGACAATCTTGTTCTTGCCAGTAACAAGAACTTACCCTCTACTATCAATTACTTTACTGGAGTATCACAATGAAACGACTCAATCCAAAGACCAATTTGCCTTTTAAATATGGAGATATTCGTGAGGATGGCTATGTATTTTCAACTTATAAATTAACAGAATTAAAAAAGAATGGATTTTTTAGAGAAAGATGGGTTTGCACAACAATTTTTAAAAAATTACAATTAAAAAACATTAAAAGAAGTACAAATTATAGAAAAACTAATTTATGTAAAATTAAAAAAATAAAAAAGAATTACAGAAAAAATCATAAAGATAAAATTTATTCCGACGCAGCAAAACGAAGAGCGACTAAATTAAATGCCACACCACAATGGCTAACAGATGATCACAAAAAACAAATTACTAAAATATATAAGAATTGCTTAAAGATATCTGAGCAAACTGGTGTTCAACACCATGTAGACCACATTATTCCACTAAAAGGAAAGGAAGTTTGTGGGCTACATGTGCCTTGGAACTTACAAATACTAACTGCTACAGAAAACATTTCAAAAAATAACAAATTAATTGAACATTGAGATACGCTGACCAATCCATCGCATTACATTAACAGTCATCGAGTTCCCCATTGCCTTATAACGTAAACCATCGGGTGATTCTAGTTTATTACGCCATGGTATATTGGTGTAATCATCGGGAAAGCCTTGGAGGCGTTCGGTTTCAATAGGAGTCAATCGTCTTACGGCCATATGATTTGCCATTGCAACTTGATTATCTCCCATACTAGCTCGTAATGTTGGTGATAATTCCTCAACAAAACGATTAGGTTCTCCCTCTCTTTTAGCAATGCCAGGCTCAAAAGCGTAAGCCACGCCATGTACACCAGTTGCATTTAAGGTGTACATTGGACCATCCTCGGTAAACCCATTACCATTGCCACCATTTTGTGGTTGCCGACCAATGGTATTCTCTGCCAGTGCAATTACTTTTTGAACAAAAGGCACATTGCCACCACCAGTGCCCCACCTTGATGTCACAGTAGTGCAAGTGTTGCCCATTTCTTTAACCCTAGAATCATTTGGATGGTTCTCGTAAAAAATTGGTTCGAGCACTAGCCCCCTCCCATCAGTTAGATCTTGATTACCTATTCCTTTGTAATCTCTTGCAAAGAGAGTTCCGATTGTTCTATCACCCGTAGGAGAGCAACTTTTAACATAGGCGGAAGTTGTTTGTTTCGTTCTTCTGCTCTTCTTATCAACCCCAAACAAGCTTTCGGGCTCAAATAAAACCTTGGATGCACTGATCCCTCCATTAAGACATCCGACAACAAAGACTCGACGCCTCCTTTGTGGGACTCCGAAAAATTGTGAGTCCAACACTCGGTATGCGAACCCATACCCGAGTTCAGCCAACGCCCCGAGGAAGGAACCAAAATCCCGTCCTCCATTTGAACTGAGGACACCTGCAACGTTTTCCCAAATACACCATCTTGGCTTAAACTTGTCAAGAATTCCAATATAGGTGAGAGCGAGGTTGCCTCTTGGATCTTCGAGTCCTTTTCTGAGTCCAGCGACTGAGAAAGATTGGCATGGGGTTCCTCCAACGAGGATATCAATTGATTCATTTAAATTCCACTCCTTATATTTAGTCATATCCCCAAGATTAGGCACATTGGGATAATGATGTGCTAATACTGCTGATGGGAAGGGTTCAATCTCACTAAATGCGACTGGACTCCATCCCATTTGGTGCCAAGCAACTGTTGCGGCCTCGACACCACTACATACTGATAAGTATTTCATACAGAACCTTTCATTAACTGAAACTGTTTTTTTAACATCATTCTTACTGAACCATCCTTTAAAACAAAAAACACATTGTTATCAACTATTACATAACAAGCATATAACTTTTGATCTTTATCATTTGTGGCATATGCCTCAAGCATATCCCTATTATAACGGCAAACACCATTAGTTAATACTGTCATTCCACCAATTACATTATCTGCGTAGGCTAAATCTTTAGCATTACAATTTAAAGCAAACAATAAACACAGTAATGCTTTTTTCATAGATTATTATCCCTCACGTATTGATCAGAATATACAATCTCAAAATTACTACATTCTGATGGAATAAACCAACTCTCATAACTATTATCCAGCATATAGTTTTCAATAATTTCAGAATCATTTTCCAGCAATGTTTTTTCATCAATGGCATTGATAACACACATATCAAAATAATCTGTGCCTATATTAAAACGACCAAATTCAAATGTGCCATACCAAACTTCAATCTTTGGTTTTTTATTTAAATGCAATTCCAGGCTAACTGGAATATCTTCCAAATTGTTTTCAGTAAGGTATTTTATTGCATCTCTACTTGTGTTAAATTCCATACTTCCCCCTTAAATTTAAAATTGTAAATACTTTCAATGACGCTAGTTTTCATGGTCATATATCCACCAGTAGCAAAAAAATCGGTGACTGCCTCTATATCTTCAATATTGGAATGTAAATATAGCAATTCATATTCAGTCAAGGCCTTAATCATTTCTGTTCGAGTCATGCGTCCTCCCTCTTAATTAAACTGCCATCACGATAGCACTTATCCAAGACAAATTCACCAACAAACACATCACTTGGATACCACCAGTCATCCTCAAGGTTATATTGATCAGTATGTGTTTTTAATCCGTCAAGCAATACTTTTTTAGCCTCTGCTGCAGACATTCCATAAGCCTCAAAACTAAAATTCCTTGAATCATAACGAGCGAAGTAAATTGTCTTCATGCTTTTCTCCATTGTCATTTAAGAATCGATAGCCATACATAAAACCTAATACAAAAGCGATTCGATGTGAGTCAGAATAAGCCGAGTCACCATTCGGATAACTTTTCGCCTCCATATCATAAAATACATTATTGGCTATTGTTTTTAAATCATTAGTCATTTACTTTCCTCCATTTTTAAAATCATTGCAGTTTCTTCAACAATCATATGTAAAACCTCATCAGAAAACTTTGAGGCACGAATCTCGGTAATGGTATTACCACTTGTATCTGTCACAATGACAGTAAAATAAATACTAAAATCTTCCATAAAACCTCCTATATTTCAGCAGTAAAATAGCATTCGTCATGCTCTTCCATATATTTAAGAATCTTTGTTCCTAATTCCAGGCGAGCAAACCAGCATAATAATTCTCGAATGGTTTTCTCTTCAATGTCTTCATTAAAGTGGGTTTTATAATAGTCTTGAATCATGGATTCATTATATCCATCCACACTATTAAAAAATTCAGTCAATTTACTGCAATTGCTGCCGAGTTTATCCAAACAATTTTCAACCCCCTCTCTTACCTTTTCAATATCTTCAACGTGATAGTCAATGGTGTTTGGTTCGCAAGCGACTGCACCAAAGTATTCTCCATCGTCTGAAGACTGCACACCAAACCAAAACTTACCCTCTACATCACCATAATAATAACGACCCATTTTTTTCTCCTTAACTAATACGTTTAAACATAAAACTATTATCACCAAAAAAATTATGAATATATGACTCATCAACGTTTAACGTTGCGATTTGCTCAATCATATAATCGACTTCTTCGTCCTCTTCACCATCAAATGGTTCAAAATACTTACAAATATCCACAAATGATTTTTCTTGGTAATAAAAACCATTGTCCCATCGATCATTCACTTGTTTAACAATGTATTGCATAAAACCTCCTATTAAAGAATGTTATTATATTAACTTTTGTATTTCGTGATATTGACTAATTCCATCTGACAAGTCTAAGGTATCACCTACTTGCATTTTTCCAATTAGTAAAATATCTGATTCTTTATATCCATTAGAATCACTAAAGAATGAGGATTCTACTAATTGAACAAGGGATTCATCTCCCTCGCTCCATTTACATAAAAATATATGATTGTTCATTATTTAACCTCCCTAATATAAAAATTAACTGCATAAAATGGGTAGGATTCTAAATACCCTTCATAAACACCATCTCGCATGGATTCTTGGATTCTATCCATTACAAATTGAAATGTATTGTCATCGTTTTCGTGTTGCTTGTCTGCTATAAAACCATTTATAAATACTTTCATAAACATCCCTCCCATGTTCGTTTAATAAGGTTCTCACACTTAGCCATCAATTCGTTAGTTTCACGTCCATAACGTTTTAAATCGTCTTGACCCATTCTACGCATTTCATTTAAAAGATAGCCTCTATAGTGCTTTAAAGCTTCGTCAAGTATTTGCTTTTCAATAATATCCATACTACCTCCATAAAAAATTGATACTACTATTATGAATCAATCAAAATAAAAAACTACTAGGATAAACCCTAATGTTGCCTGGAAACAACACAAGGGTTTGCCCTAATGTTCTTTATAATTCCTCCATCATCTTATACCACTCATTACCCATCATTTTTTTAACATATTCAATACCACCTTTAGAATGTGATACTACTTGGAATCTAGAGGGTATGATGTTCCCATAATAATCAGTAAATGCTTTTTTACCTAAGAGGCAATAACCACACTCTATAGCCTCCATCATGGTTCTTCCGTATGAACCTTGCATATTCCACATACCATCGTTAATAGCACGTTGAATGGAACGATAGTATTCCTCTTCGTCACAATCATTGGATTCTATATTATCTACATCATGAATAGTAAACATATTAATAACCTCCTTTAGCGTATAAATAAGTTAAACCTAAAACAATACCAATACCAAAGCATAAAATTAACTCACCAAGAGCAATGATATATTTCATATCATAACCCCTTTACATCAATAATAGTTTTACGATTGATAGCACGATAACCCTTAGACTGCACATCGTAAACTGTTATATAATCATTAGGGTTTAAAGTAGACTCACCACCTTTAAGGTATTTAGTCACACCTAATCGACAATTCATTACCCTAGTAGTGCCATCTTTTTTGGTAAATGTCACAGTAAAAAATTTACCTTTACTATTCAAAATCTTTTCTACGTTATCCATATAAATTCCTTTATTAAATTGATTAAATAATTACTACACCTATAGGATAGCAAACTGACAGAAAAAACATATTAGGGAAAACCCTAATACAGATTTGATAGTTTGTTGATGGTATTAAATACAGAATCGATTTTAAGGGCATTTTTAGGGGCATAGAGCGATTTTATGGTGTTTTAATACAAGTGCATTAACTCATGTCTAATCGTTGAATATAGGGCGTTCTAATCGTTAGGGTTTACCCTAATCCTGGCGCACCAATATGGTGCTGGATCCAGAAGTCAATAAGGGTTTACCCTTATGTTGCCAGGAAACAACAGTCAATAGGTGTTTACCCTAATGTTGTATGATCACAACACTTTTTCTGTCAATAGGGGTTTACCCTATGTGTTGTTTTATTGCAAAACCAGGATTTCATCATATGAAAATCGATTGTAAGGGCATTTAAAGGGGCATAGAGCGATTTTATGGTGTTTTAATACAAGTGCATTACCCCTCATGTAATCGTTGAATATAGGGCATTCTGATCATTAGGGTTTACCCTAATCTGGCCGCACCAATATGGTGCATTAGTATTTGTCAATAGGGGTTTACCCTATGTTGCCAGGAAACAACACTTTTAATTTAGTCGAAAAAAAAACCCTAGTAAATACTAGGGTTTTGTAATAGTGGATTATTTAATCGTTTAATAATGATTTTAATTCTAATTTTAATCTCTTAGCCTCTTCCCCCCTAAACGTGCTAGAATTCGCTAAAAAATATCTAACTATTGATTTTCCATCATCATACATATACATGTCGTTGACAGTATGTAAATGAGTCATAGCCTCAAGATATGGTATTGCTCCAAAGTATGGTTTTTTCCAATGTTTTTTAATGTCAAATGCTATTGTGTTTACTTGTCTTTTTTCCATGATTAAACCCCCTCATTATCGATATATTGTTTTGAATAATCGTTTATTTGTTTTTCTGTAAAACCCTTAAACATATTATCAATATCATTCTGAGATAATCTCTGTATATCTCTTAGATATTCGAAAAATTCGCTCTTACTTACAAAACCTCCATTTTTAAAATTCCACATAATATTAATATCCTTATAAATTAATTAATAAATGATTAATATAATATTAATCCTATAATCCACTATATTAATATAATGGATTATAAAGTAATATTAAACTACAAAACCACTATTATCCTTAATTGCTTTACCCTTAGCATATAATGCCACAATAGTATTTTTATCTTCGATGTGTCTAACATCCGAATTATCCCCTCCAATTACATTTAAACCCTTAAATGTTTTAGGTATATCTCTCTCGTATCTAAAAACTACTGCGATACGCTCTTTATTGTTTATTGCAATATCATTATATTTGTGAAATGTTATTGCATTGGAATAAGAGAATGTTAAATCATAATTACTTGGAAGATTATTCCTATTAGGGATCTTAGTGTAATCGTAAAATTGTACATTAGGAAAACATTCCATAATATTATTGTAGTGATTACCATTATAAGTAAAATCTACATTTTCAAATTTAATATCACTTGTGCCATTTAATCTAATTAATAATTCTTGGTTTAATTGTTTTGCTTTTTTAATACCCTTAAGAATATCTTTACAAATATTAATCATAAAATCGTTACGATTTTCAAAAAAATATTTAGTTTTTTCGATTCTCGCTTTTTGAATACTATTAAATGCACCTCTTCCGCTTGTATACAAACAAGGAATATCACATTTTGCTAATTTTGCCATAGGGCAAACTTGATAACCACTAATATCGTTTGGTGCTAGGTATAGAATGCCAGTATAGAATCCTATTTTTTCCCCTTTGATTGTTTTGGCATTAGTATTAAAACCTAATAATTGTTTTCTTTTAAACATTGTATTTTCCTCTCTATATATAATTAATAAATACATCATTAAAATACCATATTGGTAATAAATAAACATAGGTGTTTACCCTATTAGGGTTTACCCTTAGACTAGAGATAATTAGATTTTAATGATAGGGTATCAAAATAAGTAAAAATCGCTCTATACCCTCTTAAAACGCCTCTAAATTGATTATAGTTTTTAGGTGATAATTCATTCTAGTTAGTGCTGGTTTTACGCACCACATTGCCTCGTTGCCTCACACACGCCTAGCCTATGTTAGTAAGCACTCACTAACCTATGCACTACATTGGTGCAGCCTGGTATGTTAGTAAGCACTCACTAACCTATGCACTACATTGGTGCAGCCAGGTAAGTAAGCACTCACTCACTTTGGCCATGCACCATGTTGGTGCGCCGCCTGTATGTTAGTAAGCACTCACTAACTAGGCCATGCCGCATTGTGAAATGATCTACCACAATGTGATAAGGGGGTGTTGCAAAAAAGCGACACCACCAATTTGAGCCTCTCGGCCTTCGGGCGGCCCGGGGGGTGCCCAAACCACAAGTTTTTTCATTTCTAAAATTTTTTTAAAAATTTGTACCCCTTTGCCTCAAATTTGTACCCCTTTCGTGAAACATTCCGTGAAACATTGTTAACGTAAACCGTTGTTTTAAAACAACAAAAAAAAAGTTGAGTACCAGTAGTACCAGAAGTACCCCTTTATTCCAGTTTTTTTTTTTTTTTTTTTTTTTTTTTTTTTTAAAAAAAATAAATAAATAGTCAAAGTAAGGGGTACTTCTGGTACTACTGGTACAAATTTGGATTTATTTTTGGAAAAAGGGCGGATACAGATAATTTTTTGCATTAGTGGATGTATGAGTAAATACTTATATCAAATTCAAGGGGCATTGGAAAATGCAAATCGAAGTTTCGGTGGCTTCAGGGTATTTGTTTGCACAAACTACAATTTTGGGTTAGCAAACGTGCCAGCGAACATATTTGACCAAGAAACAATTAAATATCTTGAGTTTAGGTTAAAGTTATCAGAAACGTTTGATATGAGAAAGTTACCTGCCACTGTGCAAAATGATATTAGAATGCCGCTTGGGCATTGGTTAGACGAATGGGTATTGAATTTAATTTATGGCGATACTAGCGAATCAGAAGATTTTAACCTTGGATTATTGGAAAACGGCACACAACCTAAAAAAAGGTGATGTTGTTTTTGATCAACAAGGTAATCCTTGTACTGTTACGTTAGTTCAAGAATACAGATCGCCTAAATGCTATGCTGTCCAATTTAACGATAAATTGGAAGTTTGTGGTGACCAGCACCTATCATTTTTGGTAGAGACGGGTTATTATAGAGAACACTTATTACGTTACAAAGGCGTTCAAAAATTTAGGCAAAAGTTATTGGAAGTTAGCGTTTTAGATTTATTGGAAACAGATGAAAGGCTTTCTTTACCAACAACACAACCCATTAAACTACCACATCAAACATTACCAGTGCCGCCGTTCTTATTTGGATTTTGGTTTTTTAATCGGCGGTCTGACAAAACCATGGCGGCACCTAGAGGATTTTCTGAATACGTTCATGAACAATTTAAAGACTGTGGGTATAAAGTAAAAGAACATTCAAAATTACCCACAGGCGAAAAAAAGTTTTCAGTTACACCAACAATCGAAAGTCACTTGGTTGGATACCCCACCCACAAGATACCAAACAACTATCTGATGGGTTCAGAAGAACAGCGAATTGAATTATTACGTGGCATTATGCATGCTAAATCCTATCAGTATTCAGTAGCAAAGAATAAGTTTAGATTTAGTTCAAAGCATTATGCCATTATTTTACAGATGCAAGGATTGTTAGAATCTTTAGGACATAAAATCACAGTGCAACACGACAACATATTAAACAACTACAGTATCTTTTTTAAATCAAAGCTACCATTAGTCCATAATCAAAAAGAACCCAAAACAAGGGTGCATTTGGCTCGTCGATATATTCGAGAGGTTATACCTCTGCCAGAGCAATTGTGTGTGCATATTGAAACTGACAGCCCAGACACAGGTTTTTTGGTAGGTGAAGGATTTATACCATGTCACTAAGTCCACAAAACCAAAAACTTATTGAAAAGTTTATTAAAGATCGACAGCACTGGCCTAAAGAACAACTTGACTTAGCCACATGGCAAATCAAATGGAAGTTACAAGCACTTCCGCATCAAAAAGAACCAGAAGATGGCGAGTATGATACATTCCTCATGTTGGCGGGTCGAGGATCTGGAAAGACTCACACAGCGTCACATTGGATTGGAATACGTGCGGCAACCTTGGATAACACCCGTTGGTTGGTAACAGCACCGACATCTAACGACATTAGGGCAACGTGCTTTGAAGGTGATTCGGGATTACTTAACATCATACCACCGTCGTTGATTGAGAGTTACAATAAATCCTTGTTTGAGATTACTTTAAAAAATGGTTCTTTGATACAGGGCATACCTGGTTCAGAACCTGAGCGTTATCGTGGTAAGCAATATCATGGTGCGTGGTTTGATGAGTTGTGTGCGTTTGATTATATTGACGAGGCGTATGACGGTGTGCAGTTTACATTACGTTTGCGTGATCCAAGGCTTGCACGTGTTCAGCAAATTATCACAACCACACCTAAACCAAAAGAGTTAATTGTTGACCTTAATGAGGGCAAAGTGGGTGGTGATGTGTATGTGGCAAATGCTTCATCTTACGACAATAGACAAAACCTTTCAGAAACGTTCTTTAAACAGCTTGAGACGTATGATGGCACCGACATTGGAAAACAAGAGATTTATGGACAAATACTTGACCCAGAAGCTGCGGGTATTATCAAGCGTAAGATGTTTAAGATGTGGCCAGCTAAAAAGCCAACACCAAACTTGGAATATGTGATTGCGTCTTATGACCCAGCCACCTCAGAAAAAACCATGAATGACCCAACAGCGTGTACAGTGTGGGGAATTTTTGAACAGACTGACGTCGGCACGTGCATTATTTTATTGGATTCTTGGGATGCTCATTTATCTTACCCAGAACTTCGACGTAAAGTGATTGATGATTTTAAAGAGGTTGTTTACGGAGCTGACAATACGTTTGCTAAAGGGCGTAAGGCTGACCTTATTTTGATGGAAGACAAGTCTGCTGGTATCTCTTTGATACAAGAACTTCAAGGCGCCCAAGTGCCAGTCCGAAGTTACAACCCAGGACGTGCTGATAAAGTTCAACGTCTTAATATTGTAGCACCAATTGTGTCAAAAGGCAAGGTATATATTCCAGAAGAGCCAACACAAAAAGGCGAATTTGCCCATTGGGCAAAAAGATTTTTACGTCAAGTGTGTTCATTCCCAGAAGCGGGGGGTCATGATGACTATGTGGACTCACTTTCACAAGCATTACGAGTACTTAGAGACTCAGGATGGATTCAATTAGACCCGTTGCCAGCCAGAGATTATAGTTACGCTGACGACGATTACAGAAAAAGAACTGCAAATCCTTACGCACAATAATTAATTATTTAAGGGCGTAAACCTCCTATTTTTTGCATTAGTGTAAATAGGAATCTTCATTCACCAATTTTTTATAAAAGCATATGGCAAATCCAATATTACCGATTCAAGCTGGCAGTAACCTGCTTAATCTTGACGCTGAAGATGATCTTCACAAAAAAGAAGGTCAAGATGAGGACATGGAAGCATATGCAGAGATGTTTGATTTAGAAGATGACCAAGTAGAACAAGAAGTTATAGAGCTTGAAGATGGCTCTGTAGTAGTAAATTTCCAAGAAAAAGAAGGTCCGCAAAAGAATCCAGAGTTTTATGCTAACTTAGCAGAAGAGTTTGACGAGCAAACTTTAAATTCCCTTGCAATTGAATACTTAGACTTAATTGACGTCGATAAAGAATCAAGAGAGCAAAGGGACAAACAATATGAAGAGGGATTACGTCGCACTGGTCTTGGTAAGGACGCTCCAGGCGGTGCTACTTTCGACGGTGCTAGTAAAGTTGTTCATCCAGTTATGGCAGAAGCTTGTGTAGATTTTGCTGCAAACTCAGCAAAAGAACTTTTACCGCCCGATGGATTGGTTAAATCCAACATTAAGGGCGAGGCTGACCGCAAAAAAGAAAGTACTGCAGATCGTAAAGTAACATTTATGAATTGGCAGTTGACAGAACAAATTCCAGAATATCGTGATGAGATGGAGCAATTGCTCACTCAGTTACCACTCGGTGGTTCACAGTTCTTAAAATGGCGTTATGATGACGAACAAAAGCGCCCAATGTGTGAATGGGTGCCAATTGATAACATTCTGTTACCTTATTCATCTACAAATTTCTACACAGCCCAACGTGTAACAGAAGTTCAAGACATTACTGAAGATATTTTCCTTCAACGTGTGGAGCAAGGTATTTATGTTGACATAGATTCTGAATATTCTTCAGATGCACCACTCAATGACCAAACACAATCTGCAAAAGCAAATGATAAAATTGAAGGAAAAGATTTACCTTCTAAAAATGTGGATGGTTTACGTAGAATTTATGAGATTACATGTTTTATGCGGTTGGAAGATGATTCAGAAACCGATGGAAAACGTGCACCATACATTTTAACAATTGACGAAACAACTAGCAAGGTATTATCTTTAAAACGTAATTGGGAATCTGGCGATGAAAAACTTGAAAAGATGGACTGGTACGTTGAATTTAAGTTCATACCTTGGCGCGGCGCTTATGCTATTGGTTTACCTCACCTTATTGGCGGTCTTGCTGCCGCTCTCACTGGCTCACTTCGTGCTCTCCTTGATGCTGCGCATATTAACAACAGTCAGACAATGCTTAAACTCAAGGGTGGACGCATTGGTGGACAAAGTGATAGGATTGAACCTACCCAAGTAGTTGAAATTGAAGGTGCGCCCGGTGTGGACGATGTGCGTAAATTGGCAATGCCAATGCCATTTAACCCACCATCTAATGTTTTATTTTCATTATTGGGTTGGTTAACTGACCAAGCCAAAGGTGTGGTGACAACGGCAGAAGAAAAAATTGGTGAAGCCAATAATCAAATGCCTGTTGGTACAACACAAGCATTAATTGAACAAGGTGCTAAGGTTTTCTCAAGCATTCATGCACGTTTGCACCGTTCACAAGCTAAATCTTTAAAAATTATCTCTCGTATTAACCACTGGTACCTTGATGAAATGGACAACCAGTCTGGCGAAGAAATTGAAGTACGTGATTTTGCTTACAACAATGACGTTAGACCGGTTTCTGATCCCAATATTTTTTCTGAAACACAGAGATTGGCTCAAAATCAAGCATTGTTGCAATTAGCAACATCTGCGCCCCCAGGAATGTTTAATATACGTGCGGTATATAGCCGTATTTTAAGTCAAATGAAGATACCAGCAGTCTCCGAAGTGCTACCAAACCCTCAAGGTGTGGTGGAATCTAACCCAGCACTTGAAAACGTAGCAATGACAATGGGTCAAGCGTCTGCCGCATTCCCAGACCAAGATCACATTGCCCATATTCAAGTGCATTTGGAGTATGCAAACAACCCAGCATATGGTGGAAACCCAGTTATTGGGCCTGTATTCTCACCACTTGCCTTAGAACACATCAAACAACACTTAACCTTGCACTATTTGCAAGAAATGCGTAATTATGTGGCTCAAGCAGGATCAGGAAAAGATGATTTTGAGTTACATAAAGAGAAACCACTTGACCAAAACGCTCAAAAAGCGCTTGCATTAGCCTCTAAATTGGTTGACCAAGACGCCAAAACAAATTTGGCACCTTATGTTCAACAAATTCAGTTGTTATCACAAAAAGTTGCACAAGCCCAACAAGCAAAACAACAACAAATGCTTGGTCAAGACCCAACAGCCAACGTTATTCTGCAAACACAAATGGCAGAAACCAAACGCAAAACAGAAGAAATGCAAGCTCGTATGCAGTTGGATGCTCAAAAACAACAACAAGAGTATCAACTCAAATTGGCAGAGTTGCAACAGAAAGTTCAAGAGTTACAAGCTAAGTATTCAACACAAACTAGTATCGATAACCAACGTAATGCAACAGATATTGCAATGGCTAACATCAATAATGCTGCAAAAGAGCGTGTTGCAATGATTTCAGCACAAGCACAGATGGATCAGCAACAAAGACAACTTGAAGCAGAACAAAATCAGTCTGCTTTGGATGCTATTAACGCTGCAAACCAAGATATTAGACAACATGGACTGGCTGTACAGCAACAAACATTTGAACAACAGTCACAACAGGTGCAAAACCAGATTGAAATGGAAAAAGCACAGCAACAACATGCTTTAGAAACACAACAAGCGGCACAACAGCACCAACAAGGTCTACAACAAGCAGATCAACAGCATCAACAGCAGTTGCAACAAGCAAATGAGCAACATCAGCAACAAATGGCTCAAATGGAGCAACAACAAGCGCAACAACCACAACAATCACAACCACAAGAAGGACAATAACATGGCAAAAGATGAATTAGGTTTTCGTAAAGCCTATAAAATGACTGGCACACCTGGCTATGCTGGTGGCCCAGACCAAAAAGTAGAAAACGGACCATCTGGAAGCAAACGTGCTAATAATGCTGTTTTAAATGGTAACAAAATGGCTAAAGGAAGCAAAGTTGGACCAGATAAAAACCTCAAAGACATTGGTAGCGGAAACTTTTATTGATTTTAGGGGCGGATTTGCCTCAATGTTTGCATTAGTAAGAGTATGAGAGATATTTTAAGCGAGATTCTGAAAAGAATTAAAACCGCAAACAACGAAATGACAGAGGCAATTGCTTCTGGCATTAACATACACACTTTTGATTCTTATCAACGGTATGTAGGTAAACGTGAGGGTTTATCCGATGCCCTAGCGATTATTGAAGCAATATTATCGGAGGATGACGAAGACCTGTAGAGGTCAAGGAGTTTGCCGTATGGCAATAGATTATAAGCAAAATGAAGAAGCAGATTTACGTACAGAATTGGAATGTTTTCCGATTGTAGATCCTGGTGTAGAGGTGGCTGGAGACAGAGTATTGGTTCAGTTACGTAGACAAAAAGTAAAAAGCAAAGGTGGCATCATTTTTGTTGATGAAACTCAACAAACACTGAAGTTTAATGAAACAGTAGCCAAAGTAATACAAATTGGACCTTTAGCATATAAATCACCGGACACATTAGAGCCTTGGATTGAAGGCCCTTGGTGTAAAGAAGGTGATTTGGTAAGGACAATTAAGTATGGTGGAGACCGTTTTGTTGTTGACCCAGGTGATGATAGTGGTGCAGTAGTGTTTATTACATTACAAGCCCGTGAAATCATTTCTCGCATTAAAAGTTTTGAATATGCGCAGAAAATGAAAGCTTTTGTAGACTAATTTTGAAAGAAAATTATGAGTGAAAATGAAAAGGATATACCCGTCAAAGAGATGGAAGACGGCTCGGCATTAGCAAAAATTGATTTTCCAGAGGATTTTGATTCTCCAGAAGATACAAAAAAACATCACGAAGATGATGAAGAATATGATGAAGAAGAAGTTCATGCTGAAACATCTGAAGAAAGTAATGACGAAGGCGAAACGGAAGAAGACCGTGAAGCAATTCGTGAACAACGTAGACAAGAACGCAAACTTAAAAAAGAACTTGTAAAACAACGTGAAATTTCTTCAAAAAACAAGATTAGTGCACTTGAGCGTCGCAATGCAGAATTAGCAGAACGTCTTGCTAAAGTTGAAAATACAGCAGCATCATATCAATTTGCACAGTTGGATAAGTCTATTGAAGACGAAGCCGCTAGAGTTGAATATGCTAAATTAAAACTATTGCAAGCAACACAAGTAAATGATGCAAATGCTCAAGTAGAATATTTGGAACAGTTGACAGAGGCTAAACAGCGTCTGCAACAAGCCCAATATTACAAAAAGAAACAGATTGAGGAAGCAAAGGCACCAAAGCAAAATGTGCCGAATGAAATTGCCACAGAAGTTCAACAATTAGCCACACAGTGGTTAAAAAAGAATTCTTGGTATGATCCTCAAGCTAGAGATACAGATAGTAGAATTGCCAAAGTAATTGACCAAGAACTTGTTTCTGATGGTTGGGATCCTTCTGACAGTGAATACTGGGAGGAGTTAGATAACCGATTAAAATCACGTTTACCTCATAGATACGCTAGTAAAGGTACTACATCAAAACGTGGAGCGGGTCCAACAGCGTCTAGTCGTGTAGCTAGTGAATCTGGTATGAAACCAGGCTCTATTAGATTAAGCCCCGAGCGTGTCCAAGCAATTAGAGATGCTGGCGCATGGGACGATGTAGAAAAACGAAACAAAATGATTCGTGCATACGCAATGTACGATCGTCAAAATAAAGGTTAATTATCATGGCAAATACAAGAATCAAACGTAATTTAGAAGACCGTCTATTGGACAGAGTCGAAGAAACAAAAGAAAGAATCCTCATTGAGGATCCTGAAGCAATATCGAAAAAGGAACGTGTAGCTGCGTTTCGTGATAAATGGCAAAACAGTGCATTACCTGATTTGCCTCCAGGTATTATACCTGGGTTTCATTTGTGCTGGTTATCCTCCACAAACAATTATGACAGTATCGACAAACGCATGGCGTTGGGTTATGAGCCAGTGAAAGCCTCGGAATTAGGTAAGGGCTTTGAAAACTTAGGCAAAATGAGCTCAGGCAAGTTTGAAGGCTGTGTTAGCTGTAATGAGATGGTTCTCTTTAAATTACCAGATGAAATCTATCAAGAAGTGATGAAAATGTTGCATCTCGAGGATCCTCTTGAGCATCAACGTAATATCACCGCGCAAGTTCGGAGCACCGCTCAAGAAGGCAAAGGTGGTCGTTCTATTCTTGAAGGAGGCATTTTGGAAATGGAAAAAGAAGCCGCTAAAGCGAATAGTAATATTCGATTTTCATAACAAACTTCAAAACAAAGGAAAAATAAATGTCTGCAACATTTCAACCCTTTGGCCTGAAACCTGTATATCATCCAAGTGGATTAGATCGTGCAGTACCATTCGTTGGTACAAACACATTTGTCCCTGGTACAACATATACTGCTCCTTACTCGTTGTCATCTGGCCAGTCTTTCTGGCAGTTTCAACCTGTAGCGATCACATCTTCTGGCCAATTAACAATCGCTAACCAAACTGCTTCAAGTGGTAAGGTTTATGGTGTTTTTGACGGTGTAGAGTACACCAACTCTGACGGTCGTCGTTCTGTATCTAAATATGCTGCTAAAACTACATTAGACGCTTCTACAAACATCGTTTTCTGGATTTTCACAGACCCAGCACTCGTATATGAAGCTCAAGTTAATGGTTCTGCAACTTCTGCAGCAATCGGAACTGAGTACAACTTTGACACAACAACTGGATCAACTGTAACTGATGGATACTCTATTGGTACTGGTGGTGCAGGTTTCTCTACCACAGCGTTGTTAGCAACTGCTGTAGGTTCTGGTAACCAAGGTCAAGTGCGTGTAGTAGGACTCGGACGTGAAGTAGCATACCCAGCTGGTAACACAAACCAATGGGGTGACACTTACACAATCGTTCAGGTTCAAATCTGTAACAACCAATTCGCTGCCGCTTCGGTATCGGTCTAATTAACTAACGAAAGGAACTAACACATGGCAACCCCAATGCGTAGTACAGACTTTCGTGCGGTAGTCGAACCGATTATCAACGAAGTCTTTGATGGTGTATATGAGCAACGTGCTGATGAGTGGAAAGGATTCGTAGAACAAATCCAAGGTATTCCACGTAACTATCACGAAGAAGTAATGTTATACGGTATGAATGCCGCTCCTGCGATGCCTGACGGAACTCCTGTCAGCTATGACCAGGGTGGTACATTGTATATCACTCGCTTCATTTATCAAATTTATGGTTTAGCATATGCTTTAACCAAAGTATTGATGGAAGATGGTGATCACATTCGTATCGGATCAACATTTGCTAAACACTTAGCACAATCTATGATTGAAACTAAAGAGACATTATGTGCAAACATTTTAAACTTTGCTTTCACAGCAGGTTATGTTGGTGGTGATGGCGTAACATTGATCAACACAGCTCATCCAATCGCTAACGGCGCTTCTTACTCTAACCAGTTATCTACAGCTGCTTCTTTGAGCCAAACTTCTGTTGAACAGTTGTTAATTCAAATCCGCTCTGCTGTTGACAATAACGGTAAGCGTATCCGCTTGAAGGCAGAACAGTTAGTTGTTCCTCCAGCACTCGAGTTCCAGGCAGAGGTTATCCTCAAGTCTGTTCTCCGTTCTGGTACTGCTGACAACGATTTGAACCCAATCAAGTCAACAGGTATGCTACCAAAAGGCGCACACGTTGTTACTCGTTTGAGCTCAAGCAAAGCTTGGTGGATTCAGACTGATGCTGAAAATGGACTCATGCTCGTTATGCGTCGTCCAATGGAGAAATCAATGGAAGGCGACTTTGAAACAGATAGCATGCGCTATAAAGCTACTGAGCGTTATGCTACAGGATGGCACGACGCAAGGAATATTTTTGGTACTGCAGGTCTTTAATCAAAGCCTTGTAATAATAAAAAGCCCAGCCCACAAGGTTGGGCTTTTTTATGATATAATATTTTTATGCCTAAAGATAAAGAAAATCAAAAACGTATAGCCAAAGAATGGTATGAGCGTAACAAAGAACTTACCAAAGAACGAGCTCGTGCTTGGGCAATAGCCAATCCAGCAAAATCAGCCAATTCAAAAACAAAATGGCGAGAAGAAAACATAGAAACACACAATGCTATAAATCGTGAATGGTTTGCTAATAATAAAGACAAACGCGCCGCCTATGAAGGTAAACGCCGTTCTGCACAACTACAACGCACCCCAGTATGGGACAAAGACGCACACCTCATAGTAGCAAAATATCAACTAGCCAACATGCTAACCCGTGAAACTGGCAAACCACATCATGTGGATCACATTATTCCCTTACAGGGCAAGAATGTATCTGGTCTGCATGTATTTTCAAACCTTAGAGTTATCCTTGGTGAAGACAACGTAAAAAAATCTAATAAATTTATTTTTTAGGGCGGATTTGTCTATTTTTTTGCATTAGTAGGTATAGGAAGATTAATCCCATTCTGACCACCGACACTTCCCGGTGAGACGACTCAGAGACAGTTTGGGATATCCACTGAGATAAGGAACTCAATATGTCCACAACATTTAGTGCACCAATTCGTGTATTTAAACGTAACAACCCAACAAACAACGGTACAATCGCTCCAGACAATACTGGCGTAGTAATTTGTTCTCAACCAAATTATTTTTCTGGCGTAAACGCAGCCGGGGCCATTACAACGTATGGAACTGGTAGTGCGTCTACTACAGTTGATCCAGTTTGGATTCCAGCTGGTTCTTTAATCACCAACGTAAAACTCATTGAAACAACAGCACCGTCAGCATTTACTGGTATGGTGATTACTGTTGCGGTTGGTGGCGTTACAATTGGAACAATCACACCATTAACAACTGGTGGCGTAATTTCTATCGCTTTCACAGCTACAACAGCAGCAACAGCAGCGTTAAGCGTTGGTACATCTGACGTGCAGGTAACATACACAGTTGGTATAACATCTGGTGTTACTGGAACATTAGCTGGTACATTTATTGTTGATTACCTAGCGCGTAATCCAGATGGTTCTATCTCTCCATACGCTTCTGGTTACACAAACAGCTAATTAATTACCTAGGGGGTTCGCCCCCTTTGTCTAACATTTAAGGAAATTAATTATGGCACTCGTAACAAACTTACAACAATCAGCACCCCCACACTCAGTAACGCTGCAGGGTGCGTATGAGCCTTTTGACCTTCAAGTTGCCCGTAATCAGATTATGGGTCACCAGGTATTAAGTTTATTTGGCTACCAAGCAGCTGTTGGTAACACAAAGATACCAGTCTGGGAAAATGCTTCTGCTTATACATACATAACATCTGCGTCAACACTTACACTAGTAAGTTCATCAGCATCCGATGATACAAGCGCTAAGGTTTTAATTAGTGGCCTTGATGCTAATTTCGCACCTATTTCCGAAACATTAGCGTTAAATGGCACAACTGGTGTTACAACAGCAAATAGTTATTTTCGTGTTAATAGCATGGTAATGACATCACCAGGAACCAGTCAAAACACAAACGTTGGAACCATTACATTAAAACAATCATCAAACGTTGTTGCACAAATTAATATTGGTATTGGTAAAACACAAAGCACTATTTATACGGTTCCAGCTGGTTATACGTTTTATTTAGACTTAGCAGAGGTTAATACTTCAAATAGTTACACGTCTTCTAACATTGTTACTTACTCAGTTCAAGCAATTAATAACGTAACTGGTGTTAAGTTAGCAGTATTACAACAGCCTTTTGTGTCTATTTATACAGCTAATAGGGCATCAGACCCGTTTGCTTACACAGAAAAAACTGATATTCAGTGGCAATTAGTTACTAGCACGGCTACCACTGTTGCCGCTGGTGTAATTATTACTGGTAAGTTAATTAAGAATAACAGTCAAACGGCGTAATTATGCCAGTCTATCTTGACACTAGGGGAAACTCTGTTCTATCTGTGGCGGTCTGTGACCGCTGCAATAGAAAGTTTCCTTATGTCGAGTTAATGCCAGATCCGAATTTCCCTGGCATGCGGGTGTGTAAGGATGATTTAGATAATTTTGATCCTTGGCGTTTACCAGCAAGACAAACAGAAAACATTGCGTTACGTTTTCCAAGGCCTGACGCATCGGTTGCTACGGGGCCAGTTAGTGGTAATCAGGTTCTTACAGAGAATGGATTCCAAAATAATAACTCTGTATTTATTACTGGTGGAACACCTGGTGACTTGAACCTAGACAGTATTTATGAGTTTTTTCCATCGTCTACAATACCAACGTTGTACTCTATATCACCAACATCTGGGCCGTTAGCCGGTGGTACAAACATAACAATTACTGGAACTAACTTTGTTAACATCACTAACGTAAAAATTGGTGGAATCAACGCAATAAGTTTTAATATTGTTAGTCCAACGCAGATGACTGCAATTACACCATCGTATACGATTACTGGTATTGTTGACGTGGCAATTATTTCTACGTTTGGTACATCAACCCTATACGGTGCATTTACATACACATAAAAATAATAAATGGCTGATCAATCGATAACCCAACTACCGATTGCTTATAACCTAACGGGTAATGAGCAGACGGTGGTTGTACAAGGTGGTGTAACAAAGCAAGCGTCGGTATCGCAACTTGCTAACGCAGCCTCACCTGGAAAATTAATTACTAACGTTGGATACAATCCATCAACGGGGTACTTAATATTCTATTACAGCGATGGAACAACATCCACGGCGGGTCCAGTATCGGGTTGGTCTGGCTATAGTGGTATATCTGGCTATAGTGGTATATCTGGATACAGTGGTATATCTGGCTATAGTGGCAAATCAGGCTATAGTGGCTCCGGTGTTAGTGGTTACTCGGGATATAGTGGATTTAGCGGTTTTAGTGGTTTTAGTGGTCAGTCTGGACTAGGACTATCTGGCTATAGTGGTATATCTGGCTATAGTGGTATATCGGGCTACAGTGGCATATCAGGTTACAGCGGAACATCTGGCTATAGCGGTTCTGGTGTGTCTGGGTATAGTGGTTCTGGCATATCTGGCTACAGTGGTATATCTGGCTATAGTGGTGTATCGGGCTATAGTGGTATATCTGGTTATAGTGGTATATCTGGTTATAGTGGTTCTGGTATATCCGGATACAGTGGTTCTGGTATATCTGGCTATAGTGGTTCTGGCATATCTGGCTACAGTGGTATATCTGGCTACAGTGGCATATCTGGCTACAGTGGCATATCTGGCTATAGTGGTTCTGGAGTTTCTGGCTATTCAGGTTCAGGGATATCTGGATACTCTGGATACTCTGGTTTAGGGCTATCTGGATACAGTGGTGTAAGTGGTTATTCTGGATATTCTGGATATTCTGGTGTATCCGGGTATTCTGGTTCTGGCGTATCTGGTTATTCTGGTTCTGGCATATCAGGCTATAGTGGAACATCGGGCTATAGTGGCATATCGGGCTATAGTGGTTCTGGTATATCTGGATATAGTGGAACGTCTGGTTACTCTGGAGCAACTGGGGGTGTTACTCAGATCATCGCTGGAACAAACATCACCATAACGCCAACGGGCGGTACTGGTGCTGTAACCATTAATTCAACTGGGGGTGGCGGTGGTACCTCAACGTACACAAGAACCTCATTTACAGCGTCTGCCTCACAGACTACGTTTACCGTAACTTATACGGTTGGTTATGTTGAAGTTTTTTTAAACGGTGTGTTACTAAACGCAGCCGACTACACAGCATCTAATGGTACGTCCGTTGTTTTGGCTGTGGCAGCAAATTCTGGTGATATAGTAGAGACGATTGCTTATAATACGACCTCTATAGGCACCATCCTTGCTGGTGGTTCGAACACACAAATACAATACAATAACGCAGGAAACCTCGCAGGTAATGCGAATTTTACATACACTGGGAATGATGTTAATATTCCTTTCGGAACCTCTAATTCTGCAACGTCTAGTGCTCAAGTAGCATTAGCAATTTCTATGACTGTTTAATATGGCTATTAATTACGTATCTACACAAACAGCAAACGTCACCACAATAACTACGGTGTATAACCCAACCACGTCTGGTGTTCAAGCAACTTTAACTGGATGTTTATTAGCAAATACAACAACCAGCCCTGTAACTGCGTCTGTAACATTAGTTAATTCAGGTGCTACAGTTACAACTAATATTGTAAAAAATGTCATTATTCCAGTTGGCACGTCTTTAGATATTATGAACGCAGCTAAGATTGTTGTGCCTAGAAATTATACGCTTCAAGTGGTAGCGAGCGGTGCGACTGATGTAACTGTTTCATCGGTGGAGGTATCATAATGAGTTATATCGGAACACCCTTTGCTGACAATACCAATTTATTAAATACAACGGTATCAAGTGTTGTTACAGGTACAGGTATTGATGTATCAGGCTATGCTACGGCACTTATACAAGTTACAGGTTCTTCATTTTCAGGAATAATTACTTTTGAACGGTCTTTAGATAACGTTTATTGGTCACCTGCACTTGTTACCGAACTGAATGCTTTAAACCAAAAAACGCAAATTGATTCTGCTGGTTTATATTTTGTTCGTACAGAGGCACAATACTTACGCTATAACGTAGTTAATATTACTGGTTCAGCAACAATTGTTATTGATGGTACTACATCTGTTGTGTCTAATGCAGACAAAGTTGCATGGGCAATGGATGATACAAACAATACTCCATTAAACATTAAGTTTCAGCCTCAAAACTCAGGAGTAAAACAAGACTTATCAGGTGCGTTTATTTTAAGTGATGCACCACAGCCTGTAACAATTACTGCTGCTATTGGTGAGATTACAATTATTGATACCACAGGTTATCAAAGCATCCATTTAACAAGTAATGCTACTTTTGCTGCTACAAACGGGTTTCAATTTTCTAACGATAACATACAATATACACCAGCTGTACCAAATTATAATACAAGTGGTATTTCACAAACTTTAATACAAGCAAGTTCAAATTATGTTGTTCCATGTTATGGTAGATTTGCCAAAATTATTTGTACAACAGCAGGTTCATTTACTTATTATTTACGAAACACTTCATCACAATTTTCTGGGCAAAACTTAGCTGCAATTAATGGTGCGGCAGTATCTGCTGCATCTGCACAGTTAGGTGTAAACGTAGTTCAAATTAATGGTGTAGCACCAGCATTACCTGCATCTTCAGGCATTTTTCCTGTTGGTGGGGCTATAGCAACTAACGGTATCGCAGCTTCTGCCCCAGTTCTTATAGGGGGTGTTGACCCTTCAAACCTAACAAGAAGAACTACAACTAACGCATTAGGCGATTTAATTACAGGTAATAGAACAATACCATCAAGTGCTGGGTCTATTTCTTATAGTGGGTCACCTTATGGTATTACAGGTAACACACCAATAGGAGCTGCTGGATATAACAACCAAGTACCTACTACAATACAAGACACTTCACAATTTGAAGGTCAGACACAAATAGAATTACTTGCACAATTATTGCAAGAAGTTAAAATATTAAACCATCAGATGTATGAGTTACCAAGAGTAATCGCTTTGGCTTTGCAAGGGCCTACTGCTCCACAACAAGGACAAAGCATACAACTAGGTGATGAACCTTACCAATTAAGACAAGATTCTTCACTTTTTATTAATCAGCAGTAAATTTTTAAGGAGCTTTAAATGTTAATACAAAACCAAGTAGGCCCAGTTGCTACTACATCAAGTATCTCTGCTGGCTTACAAGCACCAGCTCGTGCTGGACAATTAGGCGATACAATCGTTTCAGAACTTCATGGTCGTTACTACGAAACTACATATCGTAGAGCAATGTTTACGGCTGGTGTTTCTACACTAATCGCAACTGCTACAACTGCATCTCCAACTACCACTATTACTGGCGCACAAGTCCTTTATAACCCAATTGGTAACACTAACAACGTGGTTATCAATAAAGTATCTTTAGGATTTGCACTTGCTAACTTAGCTGGTGTTGTTGGTATTGCAACAGGTTTCAACTCAGGTACTGCAATTTCAGGTACTTTGACTGCTGTTACTGCAACTGCTAAGAATAAATTTTTAGGTGGTGGTTCACCAACTGCTGCTTCTTACGCATCTGCTTCTATTACATTACCAACTGCCGTAACTTTAGATACTATTTTGATGACAACAGGATCATTGGCAACAACTGGTTTTGATATTCAAGCTCCAGCAGTATTTGACTTTGAAGGTAGTATTATTCTCCCACCAGGTGGATATGCAACAATCTGGTCTAACTTTGCTATTCCAGCATCATCATTGCTATCTACTTTCCAATGGGAAGAAGTTCCGGTCTAATGTAGTATGGGGGCAGTAGCCCCCTTTAAGGAGTTTTTATGACGATTGACGATATAGTTACAGTTTTACAAAATAAATTGACAGGATTACAAAATGCTAAGTCTGCTAATATTGCACTTGGTAATTTAGAGCCATTAGCTCAAATAGATTTAGACATTATAGAAGTTACTGCAACGCTTGAAAAACTTAAAAGTTTATAATTAATGACAATACCTCGTAACCTATCGTTTCTTGCTGAAGGCGCATCTTCTACGGGTGTGCTAGGTCCGGCTAACGGCGGTACTGGGCTAAGTGCTGTCGGCACCACTGGTAACGTGTTAACGTCTAATGGAACAACTTGGGTATCACAGGCACCATCAGGCGGTGGTGGAACACCGGGCGGATCGACAACACAGGTGCAGTACAACAACGCAGGTGCATTCGCTGGCTCTGCCAACATGACGTTTAACGGTACAAGCTTAACCCTAGCAAACGATGCGACTATAAGCACACTAACAGTCGGCAGGGGTAATGGTTCAGTTGCTACTAACACAGCCGTTGGTTATCGGGCTATGAATGCTACTGCAACAGGGGGTAATAATTTAAGTGTTGGATATCAAGCTGGATTAGGAATATCATCTGGGGGTTTTAATACTTTTGTTGGGAGTTTAGCTGGTTCTAGTATAAGTACTGGTGGTAGTAATACGGCAATAGGTTATTACGCTCTTAGTTCGGCAAGTATTTATGGTAAATCAACGGCAATAGGTACAAGCGCTGCAAATAGTTATTCAGGAAATGATACCTATGGTAGTGTTTATATTGGTAATCAATCTGGAAATTTCAACACAACAGGCGTAGATAACGTATTTATAGGTGGTCAGGCTGGTTATGGTGTAAATGGTTCAACTACGGGTGGCTTAAACGTAGCTATTGGCGCTAGTGCAATGGGTGTTTATACTACTGCTGTTCGCTGCGCTGCTATTGGCTATCAAGCATTAGGTACTTTATCATCAGGTATTTATAATGTTGCAATTGGTTACCAAACAGGTAATGCATTAACCACAGGCGTAAGAAATATATTCATAAATTATAGTTCAGGGGGACTTCTTAGTACAGGTAATGATAATATTTCAATTGGTTATTTTGCAGGTAATGGATTAAATGGGGCAGCAAGCACACATATAGCAATAGGTAATGCAGCTCTTTCAACATCTTCAATAACTTCTACAATCGGAGCTGTAGCAGTAGGATACCAAGCAGGGCTATCATATACAGCAACAGATACTTATGGTAGTTTTTATGGTGGTTATCAATCTGGGTATTATAATAGTACAGGTGCTGATAACGTATTTATAGGTGGCAACGCTGGCTATGGCGTAAGTGGTTCAACTACTGGTGGCTCAAACGTAGCTATTGGTGCAAGGGCAATGTTTTCCTATACAACTGGCGCACAAAATACAGTAATAGGCTATCAAGCTGGTAACACTCTTACAACAGGCTCTAATAATATTTTATTAGGCTACCAATCAGCACCATCAGCAATTACAGTATCTAATGAAATAACTATTGGTAACTCATCTAATACAGTTCTTCGTTACCCTCATAATTACTCAACAGTAGCAAGTTTGCCAAGTGCATCAACGGTAGGCAGAGGATCAAGAACATTTGTTACAGATGCTTTAGCGCCTACATTCCAATCTACAGTTACAGGTGGTGGTGCAGTATTTACTCCTGTTTATTCAGATGGTACAAATTGGAAAGTCGGTTAATTTTTTAAGGAGCAATAAATGGCAATAACATACAAAGTAACAATTGATTCAATGAGGACACTACCAAATCCTCAAGGGTTTGTGACAGACGTAAACTTCACTGTTTCTGGCACAGACGGCACACACAAGGCATCAATCCAAGACAGCCTACGCTATACACCAAAAGAAGACGAGTTAGAAATACCGTATGAAAGTTTAACTCAAGACATAGTGCTAGGATGGATTAATGCTGAGACACAGAACCTTATCAACCACTACGCAAACATAGATGGTCAAATTAACAGTATCGTTAATCCGCCAGTAACCCCTAAAGCAACCCCACTACCTTGGTAATATAAATGGATATTAAATTAACACTAACCCTAGAAGAAGTACAATCTTTAATGAACCTCATGGGCGACACCCCCGCTAAGATGGGCTATTTTCCACTCATGTTAAAAGTTAAAGAGCAAGCCGACCCACAAGTACCCGCTTCTGAACTTACTGTTTAATTTTTGTGGTACAATGAAAGTTTGAAAAAACTTTTAGGAAAAATATGAAATACAGCATTGTAATACCAACCTATAACAACTGCGAGAAGTATTTAAAACCGTGTATTGATAGTATTATTAAATATAGCAACATGGAAGATGTAGAGTTAGTAATATCTGCCAATGGTTGTACAGACAACACTCACGACTATTTGCAAGATTTACACACTAAAATACCACACATGACATCCGTATGGGATGATGATCAGTTAGGGTTTGCCAAAGCAACTAACGAGGGTATTAAGGTAGCAAGGGCAGATAAGATTGTGCTTCTAAACAATGACACTATTATACTAGGCCCGAACTGGCTAGAACGATTGGACGTTGGTGACATTGGTGCTGTTTTAACCTTATATTCCAGTATTACAAAAAAGTTTTTTGGCGTATTTTTTTGTGCAATGATACAAAAAAGAGTCTTTGACAAGATTGGTTTGCTAGATGAAAGTTATGGTGTTGGTGGTTGTGAAGACATTGACTTTTGCTACCAGGCTGAATTAAATGGATTTAATATTATAGATGTGGGTTTTAGAGGTGATTTTCCAATTTACCATGCAGCAGAAGGCACCGTGCTTGACAACAATCTTGTACAAAATTGGAAAGACACTTTTTATAAAAACGAATTAAAGTTAGCTAAAAAATACAACCCAGAGCATTATAGATTTTTATTATCTAACAATTATGAACGGGCTGTATTCCTTAAAGATGATCCAGTCTTTCCAAGAGAAACACAGCGTTACGAGTGGGCTTCAAAGAATTTGTTACCTGGTTCTGTGTTAGAAATTGGCTGTTCAACTGGTTATGGTTATCAGTTCTTACCAACCAACACAACGTATTTGGGCTTGGATTATGACCCAATTATTATTGATGTGGCTAAAGAACAAGAGTGGTCTGACAACGCAACATTCTACCAAGCCGACATCAATACGTTCTATTTTGGGCGCTACAGTAACATTATAGCGTTTGAGGTGATAGAACACCTTGACAATGGTTTAGAGGTTGTAGAGAAGCTAAAACAGCACTGTAAACGCCTTTTAATTACGGTGCCACATAATGAGCCCAAAGGCTTTTGGGGCGAGCACCACAGGTTGCACGGGTTAACTGAAAAAGATTTCCCTGGCTTTAAGTTTGAATATATCAACTATCATGGCGGTATTTCAAGCACAATGGTTCCAGTGGATAACCATAACCCAAGCAACCTAATGATTTGTAGGTGGGACAATGCATAGGGTTCTTTGTTCCGTAGCAACCCGTGGCAGATACTTTACAACACTGCCCCTAGTATTAAACGCTATCATTAACCAAACAAGACAACCAGACAAGTTGGTTATTTTTGATGATAATGATGAGCCACAAGACATGCGAAAAGAGATGATTTATGCATACTTTTTTCAGATGTTAGACATTAAGGGCATCCCTTGGGAGTGGGTATTTGCTGGTAAAAAAGGCCAGCACCACATTCACCAACAAGCCAACATGATGGGTTATGACTTTGTTTGGCGTGTTGATGATGACGCCATACCAGAGCCCAACGTGCTTGATGATTTGACTTACTGGGCGTTCTTTGAAGATGATGTTGGTGCAGTAGGTGGGTCAATACTAACACCACCCTACATGCCAGACACAAGCAAGGTCACTGGTAAGATAGACAACATTGATAATGAACCAAACATCCAGTGGGGTGTTATTAAAAAGGCTAAAGAGGTTGAGCATTTACATTGTAGTTTTTTATATCGTGCTGGTGTGCACGATTATAACTTGGGCCTGTCCCGAGTTGCGCACCGAGAAGAGACGCTGTTCACGTATGGGCTACACCAAAAAGGGTACAAGATTTTAACGGTACCACACGCAACAACGTGGCATATGAAGAACCCTAACGGTGGCATACGTATGGAAACCAAGCAAGAACTATATGAGCATGACGAGAAGATATTTAAAAACACGCTATCTTGTCGTGATAAAACCATTGTGGTTCTTAACTGTGGTCGTGGCGATCATATTGTTTTTAAGCACATACTTCCAGAGATTAAAGACCCCATTGTGTTTACATGCTACCCAGATATCATACCTGGTATGTCAATTGCACAGGCGTATGACTACTTTGGTGACATTGACCAGTGGAACATCTATAAAAAAATGGACACGTGGAAGTGGAAAGATAGCTTAGAAAACGCATTTAGGAAGATGTACCTATGATTATTATATCTCCCTACTCACAAAAATTACGAACTGGCAAACTTAACCCAAAGAACTACCCGTACTGGAAAGAGTTGATTGCACTAATTAACGAGCCAATTGTTCAGGTTGGTGTTGAGGATGAAGAGCAGTTAGTTGAAGATTTTAGAAAAAACTTACCCTTAGATGAATTGAGACAGTTAATTCAAACATGCCGTACGTGGATAGGGGTTGATAGTTTTTTTCAGCACCTTGCATGGGACGAGGGTAAAAAAGGAATTGTTTTATGGGGGCCATCAGATCCAATAATATTTGGCCATCCAGAAAACATAAACCTGTTAAAAGATAGGTCTTACTTAGTTGAAAATCAGTTTCTTTGGTGGGAGGCAACAGAACACCAAAACGAGCGATTTGTTGAACCACACATCGTTTTAGAATACTTAAAGGAATAAAACATGGCAGCTTCGGGCTACACACAAATACAACTATACACTAGCTCAACATCTGGGGTGATACCATCATCCGCCAACCTAACGACTGGCGAACTGGCTATTAACACCTACGATGGTAAGTTATACTTCAAGTCAACGGCTACCGGCACTAGTGGTAACGTTGTGCTGTTAGCCTCGGCAGCTGGCGCCCTTGCCGCCACCAACATTTCTGGTGGCACGTCAGGTCAAATACCCTACCAAAGTGCGGCGAGTACAACAACCTTTATAACGGCACCGGGCACATCTGGCACGTACTTAGGCTGGAATGGCTCTGGTTTTGTGTGGTCATCCACAACCGGACCATCAGGCTACAGTGGCTTTAGTGGCATCTCTGGTTACAGTGGACTTGGATTCAGTGGCGGGTCTGGGTACTCTGGATACAGTGGCTTCTCTGGCTACAGTGGTATCAGTGGATACAGTGGTATTAGTGGATACAGTGGTATTAGTGGAACCAATGGTGCCTCTGGGTTCTCAGGATTCTCTGGTTTTTCAGGGTACAGTGGCATAAACGGAGCATCTGGTTATTCTGGCTACAGTGGCATATCTGGCTTCAGTGGCATATCTGGTTACAGTGGTTCTGGCATATCTGGCTATTCTGGCTCTGGAACGTCTGGCTACAGTGGCTATTCTGGCATAAACGCAACGGGTACGTCAGGCTTCTCTGGCTACAGTGGCACGTCGGGTTATAGTGGTTATAGTGGTTCTGGTGTATCTGGCTACAGTGGCACGTCTGGTTATAGTGGATACTCTGGCGCTACTGGAACGTCTGGTTATAGTGGATACTCTGGCGCTATTGGAACGTCTGGCTACAGTGGTATCAGTGGCTACAGTGGTATCAGTGGTTATAGTGGCATTAGTGGCTACAGCGGATCTGGTATTTCAGGATACTCTGGGGCAACACCGACCTCTGTAGCAAACATTACTGGCGGTTCGGCTGGTCAAATAGTTTATCAATCCGCTGCCAATACAACAGCATTTTTAAGTATTACTGGACAGTCTGGCAACGTGTTGGTTGCTGGTGCGACACTACCAACGTACTCACCAACCTCTGGCATCAGTGGTGTTGGTAGTGCAATTAACATTGTTGGTGGATCATCCGGTCAAATACCGTACCAAACTGCGGCAAACACAACCGCCTTTTCACCAACACCAACGGTGGGGACATCTTCAAACCCTGGATTTTTAGCTTACACTGGAACCGGGTTTGTGTGGAGCCAATGGAAAACTTACCTAACAAGCACCAACATTAACGCAGCATTGGGCTACACCGCGGCTGACGCGGCTGGCACAAACGCTTCTGGCACCTGGCCAATTAGCGTTACTGGTAGTGCGGCTAATATTGCTGGCGGTTCTACCAATCAAGTTCCATACCAGTCTGCGGCTAGTACAACTGCATTTTCCTCTAACATGACGTTTAATGGAACAAGTTTAACATTAGCAAATGATGCAACCATTAATGGTCTTACTGTTGGTAAGGGTGCTTCAGGTGGAAGCTATAATACTGTATTAGGTACCAGTGCATTAATTGGAGCAACATCCAATAATACTACGGCTATTGGTTTTCAAGCAGGAAAATCTTTAAATAGTTCACAAACATATGGTTCAGTTTATGTAGGTTATCAAGCAGGTTCTCTTTCTACAGGTCAAGATAATACCTATATTGGTTCAAATGTAGTAAACACCAATGCAAGTTCGGGTAGTAATAATGTTGTGGTTGGTGCAGTATCTGCTACAAATTTAACTAGTGCAAATAGTTCAACAATTTTAGGATATGGTGCGGGTTATAATTTACAAACAGGCTCAAATAACACCCTATTAGGGAACAGTATTCTTTTTTATTCTTTTGCAGGAACATATAATACTTTTGTAGGTGATAGCGCGGGTAAAGGCTCGGGATTTGCAACTCAAAATTATAATGCGGGTGTTGGTGCCCAAACGCAATATTCTATGACAACCGCTTCCAGTAATTCTTCTTTAGGTTATCGATCATTGTATTCAACGACAACAGGCGGTAATAATGTTGCAATTGGTTATAGTGCGGGCTCTTCTATAACATCGGGATCTAATAGCATTGTTGTTGGTTATAATTCTCAATTATCAACTGCTATTGATACTAATTCAGTTGTTGTTGGGTACAATGCAACTGGTCAAGGCTCTAATACAACTGTAATTGGCAACAGTTCTACAACAGCGACTTATTTATATGGCTCAACAGTCATGTATGCACCAGTCGCCACCCCAGCGGCGGCGGGAACAATTGCAAGTGCTGCGACCATTGCACCCACAGCATTAATTACTTTTATTAGTGGTACAACTACAATTAACACCATAACAGCACCAGCACCATTAACATCTGGTGGTGGTCAGTTAACATTAATCCCAACAGGGTTATGGTCAACAGGAACAAGTGGAAACATAGCAATTGCAACAACTGCGGTTGTAAGTAAAGCATTAATTATGACTTATGATTCTACTACAGCAAAATGGTACCCATCTTACTAAAGTAAAACCATGATATTTTTTTATTGTTTTGTTATTTTACAACTAGCTGATTTGTGGACAACCTATGTGGGGTTAAACAAAAACATTGCGCATGAGGTTAATCCAGTCATGCGGTTTTTGTTTTCTAATGGACACATACTGCCAATACTTATCTTAACAAAGGCTATTTGTTTAATTGTAGCGTGGGAATTAAAAGACAATATACTTGCATTAAAAACAGTAAACCTAATTTATTTTTTTATTGTTTTTCGTAATTTTTTAATTATTAACAGGGTGACAAAATAACATGGATGTTCAAACACTTATCAACACAGTACTTCCATTAATCTGTGTGGCTATTGGATGGTTCTGTAAAGAACTATGGACGGCGGTTCAAGACCTTAAAAACGACCTTCACGACTTACGTACCCACCTAGCTGAAAACTATGTACATAAAGACGACTTCTCTGACCGCTGGGAAGAGGTTTTAAAAGCCGTACACCGCATTGAAGACAAGTTAGACAAACTACAGGAGAAGTAATATGTCCTGGTTAGAGACCATCGCACCAACCATCGCAACAGCAATAGGCGGACCACTGGGTGGTCTTGCCTACGAGGCTGTTTCAAAGGTACTTGGGGTATCTCAAGAAGCCGCCAAACAGATGCTAGACGACGGCAAGATGACCTCCGACCAAATTGCCCAAGTTAAAATAGCAGAACTCGAACTTAAAAAGACAGAAGAGCAGTTAGGCTTAAACTTTGAGGCACTAGCCGTTGATGATAGAAAATCAGCGCGTACTATGCAAACAGAGGTTAAGTCTACGCTGGTCCCTTCACTAGCAATCATTATTGTGGTATCATTCATCTGCGTGACGGTTGGCACACTGATGGGATACTCAAAAATTGAATCCGCCATGGCGGGCACATTGGTTGGGTACCTATCAGCCAAGGCAGAACAGGTAATATCGTTCTACTTTGGTTCGTCTAACGGCAGTCAGGCAAAAGACCAAATGCTATGGAAATCCACACCGACTGAGAAATAATGAAAAAATGTATTATAGTTGTTGTAGTGGCAGCACTCTTGCTGCCTTTATTTACACCATATAAAGACCAAGAGATAAGTGCAATTATGGCAATCACACAATCTACATTAGATACGATTATTAAGTTTGAAGGAAAGCGTAATAAGGCCTACCAAGACGTCAGAGGCTTATGGACGATTGGTGTTGGTCACCTTATTAAACCAGACGAGCCACACCTTATTAACACCATACTGACAGACGAAGAGGTTAAAAACCTCCTTAGACACGATTTAAGCTGGTGTGACGAGGCGATTACATCGTCTGTAAAGGTATCCCTCAACCAGAACCAATACGACGCCCTATACAGCCTTTGTTTCAATATTGGGGCAAACGCTTTCAAAAGCTCTTCCGTGGTTAAAAGATTAAACCAAAAAGACTACGCAGGCGCGGCTGAAGCCATTCTTATGTGGAATAGACCCATTGT